TTAGATGAATTCAAAAAAGCTTATTTTATATCTCATGGATTCACCAGGGGTGCGACTTATAAATTCGCAACGGTTTGGGATAATACAGGCCCTAGGAGGAGTACTTCAAAATCCTTTAGTGGTGGTGATTGGGAGTTGCCGTATGATGTTGACCCAGAGGGATTCCAATTAGACGTCCAGATTTTATCACTAGACGAAGGTTATAACTCAGATCCGTACGCTGATGATATTGGCTTTTTTAACGGAGAATTAAAAGTTAGGGTAAAATACAACTCACTTTTGGCAGACGAAGACGGATATCTAAGATTTGGAATCAGTAGAGATGGAGGAATAAAATGGACAATGTTAGCTCCCCTTGCAGAGGCGGTAGATATGGACGGATATCATGAAATCGGATGGAGGTCACTAGAATCTGGAATCTACCAAGTTTATGTTATAGATTTAAATAGACGGGAAATGATAAACATTAGGCCAGAATTAAGGCTATGCAACGGAAATGGTTCACTGCTTAGTAGTTACCCTTCAAATTATAGCCCAAGATCAGGTCACGATACAGCACTGCAAAGCCAATACGGAGGTACTCGAAAGTGTGCGTCCAAAAGTTCGTCGGCAGAATATCAAACCTGGTTAGACCACACACTTCTGCCCGCCTATTCAAATCCGCCAGTAACAGCATCCTCGTCATCACCTAACGGCCATCACCCTTGGCATAATTATTTAATCACAAGAATTAATGTTTCAACTTCAGGAGCGACAACCACCCCGAGCGGCTTAGCCGCAAATCAAACTTTTCCAGATTTTGCTAGTCAAAATTGTGGCATGGCGTTAGCGCTCTCTAGCGATTCAAATCCTGCAGTATCAGTGGGAGATACGGTGGCGATGTCTCTCTATAGAGACCCATCGGAGACGGCAACGACCCCGACCGATCTGTTTTTGAAATTTTGGGGAGGTCTTGTAGAAAAACCGTCAAACTCAGCAGTGCCACTTACTCCAAATCCCGTTGAGCTTGAAAATTTAAATGCTCGAAGGTATCACCCGTATCATTTAAATTTAATAAGGGGTTGGTGTGAAGAGCTATGGAATGAGCTTCATGAGTTTGAAAAACACGAGATTAGATGGCATGCCTATTACTGGCGCGAGTATTTTGCTGGCCGATTAGAGCCCAATACTTCAGAGGGAACCACCACTTTTACCTACAGGACATGGAATACATCAGAGGGGATCTGTACAAATCCCCCGATCGTCTATGATTACACATGCTTTACCGATTTAAATTTTAATTCAAACGGCGACTACATACCGCCCCTCAACACTAACGGTGCAGAACTTCAAAAAGCCTCGGAAACTTCCGCTTGGGGCGGTCCAGTATTATTGTACCCAAATGCGCATAAGGTCCAAGGTTATAATTCGAATACAAATCTCTCTGCGGAGCAGGCGAGTCAGAACCCATTGCAGGGCGATCGATCGATGGCAGGAGGTCATCCAGGGCATATGAGTTTTATGCTTTGCGACAGAGCCTTCGATACTACTACAGCCGCAACTGCTGGCTCATCTGCGGTTCTTTCTGACGGAGATGTTCCAAATCGCTGGGGCCCTCGGATAGACACTACGTTGCCTGGGCTCCCAGGAAATGGTGAAAACTCTACCTTCGAAGGTCTTTACCCAGAGGCGGATAAACTTCATGGGTATACCCCTCAGACAACCTACGAAGAAGCCCCAACGCTTTATGATGGAGTCGGGGCGAAGTATTTCAGTTTTCAAAATCCATTTTCAGAAAAATCCGAACACGGAATAGATAGCTGGGGAGTGGGCTCAACTTTGACGTCTTACGGAGGCTTTCAATTAGGGAATCCTGCACACGGCAGTAACTCTAGCCCAAGTGGCAGAGGGTGCCTTGGAGCAGAAAAAGATGTAAACTCATGGATTACTACAAGCGAAGGTAAATCACAGACCCACCTTAACCCCGAAGGTCGTGGAGGGAAAAAAAGAGGAGACTATACAGGTGACTTTGGCAAACTAGATACTAGATCCTCATCTTTTACCGTAACTCCTCCAACAAATGCCGAATGGGGAGACCATTGCGACAGTCATGCAGGAAAACCCATAAACCATGGACTTGCCTGGGACAGTTATGGACAGAAACCTAAATACTGGAAGGGTTTATTGCCTGGTCCACCTCTTACTACTAATAGATTTGGACCAGAAACGCTTGAAGGTAAAGAACCAATTGGAAACCCAGGCGTAAGTTTTAATCTTGATACCCAAATAGCGGTAAACATCCAGGCACACCCAAACTCGAATCCCTTAATTGACGAATATATTATAAGTTGGATGCCTGGATGGTTTGGCCAAACTGCGCCAAATGCAAGTAATAATATAGCCGCAAGATTACTTCCTCCAAACCGCAATGCAGCCTGGGCAAATATAGGCGTTCAAGCCACCCAAGCGTCATATACAAGTCTATTAAATTCGTATGGGTTATGGAACGAATGGCCCAAATACAACGACAGAAATACCGATTGGTCAGGCATCCATAGCCCAGATTACCTTGCAAAATACGGAACGCAAGGAGTTATCGCTGGAAAAACAAAGAATTCCTCTGGAAACTGGATAGACTCTGTGGTTGCAGCGGATGCTTTTAATGAGGAGGCCTACAAACTCTACCCTGGTTTCTGGAACGGGTCACAGGCGGGGCATGTTGCATATCCCTCTTGGCCTGCTGGAGGGAAGGACCCAGCACTAGCAAACTTCCACTTCGGAAAACCCTTCTTTTACTTCAAGCCAGACGTGCCAGGTCTTTACAAGTTTCGATTTGAGCAAGATACAGCTCCAGCGGCTGGATGGAACACTCCAAAATTAGGAGAAGGATGTGCGTCAGATTACTTTTTGGTAGTGGTTTAAAATTCAGGTATAGCTCTAACCCAGTTTATTTGATTATCCTTTACGAGTGCGACGTATAGTGCTGCATAATCAGTGTCCCACCACAAGTGCCCTTCTTCTGCATCTGCAGGAGGAATACTTTGAACTTTCACTTTTCCGCCAGCGTCACCAACCTCCCACCTCGGAGTGGCCGCCTCGGCATTATAAACAATTCCTTTCCCATGAGCAAGCGGCATGCCCTGATCCGTGTCGACGTCACTTAAATCATTAATATTTAAAGTTCCAATATGTGACCTTTGAAGTTTTCCTGCAGTATCAAGGTTACTACCAAGGAAGGTTCCGCCTGATTGGATGGTTAAGGTATTTGGATTAACCGTTAGGACTCCGTTAGGATTGTCAGTTCCATGACCCGATGAAACATAAGTTATCATAGAGCTACCATTTCTACCGATAGTAACATTTCCATTTCCATCCAAGTACCAGCCAACCTCCCCAGCGCCACTCATATTATTAGTGCCGTGTTGATTATGCAGTGTTGCGCTAGTGCTATCTGCATCGTCACCGTCAGCATTCACAATTAATTCGGCATCATCTTCCATAGTCAGCGTATTCTTAACGAAAGACTCGTCAACCATCTCTAGGCCAGTACTTACGCTATTAAAGCTGGCGCCCATTCCCTCCCACCGAGTAGTGTCAGCAGTAGGATCGGCGTTGCCGCCGTCATTCGCAGGGATCGCAGCCTTATTCATATAATAAGCGCCATTGTACTTTACAACATCCCTTCTGGTAATCTGATCATTGTTAGCAAAGTAGAAATACTCCAATTTACTACCCCAATCACCTCTAAATACAATAGCAGGTCCAGCGATATTACTTTGTTTTGATTTACTAAATTGTTGTCTAACGACTTGATTTATACTTGTATTCTGTAGGGTTTTTCCTGTAATTGTAAAATCGATATAAGGGGAGTCTTCACCAGATACAGCATTAGACGCATCCAGAACCGTTCCGACGTTATTTGCATAGTTTATAGCTCCTACATTGATATTTACGCCATTCGATGCACTCACCTCCCATTGTCCAGCGGCCGTGGGAGTAGCATCGTAGATTAATTTATCTGCGCCTTGATAAACTGTAATCGTCGTCCCACTTCCATCGTAAAATGTAACCGCCCCATCCTTATCGGCTGTTAGCTGGTGGGCGGAATTACTCAATACTACAGTTATTGGAGATACAGCTCCTCGGCTCTTACTAAAAGTTTGAGTAGTTGAAGTGGCAAACTCATCTCCGTTTGCCTTCCTGCCTGTAATTTGATACGTGATAGTCGCTGCTTCTTGATCATTATTTAGACCACTAGCTACCCCATATGTTGCAGTATTTCCGTTTTGCCCCGAAGGGTTTGCATTAGGAGTAATATGATCACCAGGGCTTGAGGCAGTTACAGTCCACTTTGATTTATCTGAAGCTGCTACGCTGCTCACATAAGTAAGTGCGGTAGCGCCCTCATATACTTGTATAGCTGTCCCAGAACCAGTGTAGTCGCTAACTTGACCAAACTCATTGGCAGTCAGTGTGTGATTCTCGTTGCTATTAACAACAGAGATTGCGTCTAGTCCCTCGTCTAAGACCTGGACAGTCGTAGAATCAGAAGGCCATTGCTCGAGATTCTTTCCTGCTTCAAAGTGAGGGTCTTTGACTACAGCCCTAATTTTAAAACCATTAGCGAGTACAGCACGATTATCTTCGCTGTTTATATTGGTAATAGTTAATGTCCCAACGCCATTATTATTATCTACAGCGATAGTGCAACTGCTAAGGACTTTAGTGCGGTCAGCAGCGCTAAAATCAGTCCCATCCTTTTTTATCAAGTGCCAGCTTATGTTCGATTTATGAAGATGAGCGGAGTTAGTGTCGGTAACAGTCTCAGGATTATGGCCGTCTATACGAGAGGGTAAAATATCATGGGGAGCCAGGGGTATATTAGGAGTGTGTGCGGTAAACGTAATAGAGGTAGGAGTCAAGTCGGCGTCCTTCAACCTCTTAATAACATAACTAGAGGACTCAAGCCTTAGAGTTTTAGCGCTTGTACCTTCCTTTAGTTTTTGAATAACAACTTCATCAGAAAGAGTCCTTCCGTCTGGCGCGACAGTCCAAGCCTTAATTTTAATTCCAGCCTTATCTTGACCTTTCCACGATTGATCGAGCGGTCGACTAGAATCAAGAAATAACCTTTCTAAACCTCTCTTGCCACTGCTCCTGAATATAATTTGATTATTCTCTAATCTACTGTCATGATTTTTAGCTTCTATTATAGGATTATTATTAATATCCTGATCAGATCCCTCCAGTAGCGGCTGGTCATCCCAGGAATAAAGATCCCAAATTACCTTATTTCGCTGAGGTAAATCATTGAGATATCCTGGGCCGCCACTTAAATCTGGAAGCTGATCTATATCACCCTCAAAACCTACACAATTAGCGGTTATTATTATTTCCCCTGGTGTTATTGTAAGATCCTCTTGTTGCCCAACAACTAGAGAGGTGGCCTCAAGACTTAAACTATAAGGAACTACCCCGCTATTTGCACGACTAAATGTTTGAGTCTTTACAAGAGAACCTGTGTCCCCTTTTATATTTCTATAGTTTATTGTATAACTAATTAAAGAGGTTCTGTGATGCCTACTTTTACTCATTGAGGTCGGAATACCAGAAGCCCATTTCTTATTTGCCTCGACAGGAGTGTAAGTATTAGCAGGAACAACATTTGTGCCCTCAACTTTATCTATGTAAAAAGTACCAACTGGAATATCACTGTGAGTAATATCTTTCGAGCGATAAACAACATCAACTCCACCCCAATATGTTCCATTTGTAAGAATAGGGTCGTTACCTGTCCCTGATTTATTTTCTGCATCCGCTATAAAAGTAGCCAACATGGATCTAACGGTTACGCCTTGATTTCCCCACCAATCGCTGTCCTTTTCGCGATTAAAAATAGCCCAGTAAATAATACTAGAAGTTTCTTGAGTAACTATTTCATCAAGATTAGTGCCCTTAGGGCTGTGCTCAAAGGCTATAGATGTAGAGCTATCATTTAAGGTTAATGGCGTTAATTGTACGCTACCCTCCCACATAAATACATCGGTTTGAGCGCCACTTAAAGAGGAGTCTTCGACAACATAAGTTTGCACTTGTTCATTAACCGTAAACACAAGATTATTAGTTCCGCTTGAAGAGGCGGTTTTATTCATCTTAAATCCGCCGTTTACTATTTGAGTAACCTTACTTCCGCTTTGGATACCTGGCCCACTAACATCTTGACCAACAGCAAAGCCCGTTCCGCTAGTATCAACCTGTCGGTTACCGTTAGTTGTCGTACAAGATGCGGTAGCTTCTGTTTGAGCCTCCATCTCCCAAACTAGTTGAGCCTCAAAACTTGCAGCCTCGTTATCTAGTAAACATGTTAAATTATCAGTGCCCTCCTCCAGCAGGATTATGGAAAGTTCGTCTTGAAAATCTCCATAAGGGTTTTTAGAGCTAGAATTAGCTACGGCATCATATTGAGCAACTGAAACATCATCTGGCCTCTCAGATATAATTTTTATTGTGGCCTGCTCAAGGGTTTTTATTTGGCTTGGTTTTACATAAGCATCAACTATTTGATTTTCTTTGGTAATTTCTACCGTTAGACCGTCGCCGCTCATTAAAGTATTAAGAGCCTGATCAGAATAGAGTTCAAGTCCAGCAGGAGGCTCCCATGTAACGGAGGCTAGATGCTTACCACTTTCGGCCCCCAAGGAATATCCAGATTGCTCAGACGGCAAAAGATTAGTTACCCTAGCAAAAACCCTAATAGGATCGGTATCTTCATATGTTGCGGTTGTTCCGTCGGCACTCCAGGTCGGAACGCCCCCGTTAGGAATAATTGAATTATCTCTTTTTAATATTACCGTTTGAGTAGATGCACCCAAGACGATTCCACGCTCGGAGTCGCCGCCCTCGGCAATATAAATCGTTTCCTGAGCAAAAATAGTTCTTTTTGTGTTGGGGTCAGTGAATTGAAATTCTACACTTACGCTATTTGGCGAGCCATCACTAGAATTAGCTACTTGAACACTTTCAACTGGAACTCCATTCAAATTTGCTACTGAGCTAGCGCCGTGAGTTCTAAGGTGGAATATTCTTTGCCATTGGTCGGCATCGCCATCAGTCCAAGAAGTCTCGGCACCTTCATCATAATAAGTATAACCCACTTGCCAGGGCGCGTCGATTTTAGGATCGCTAGCTAAAGTTTGAGGAGCTTGGGGAGTCCCTCGATTAATTTTATATTTAAGACTTCTAGTTGTAGAATATTCATTACCCTTACTATCTGCAGCTGTAATTTTGGCGGTATGAATATGAAGAGATGGCCTGTTACTTATCGAGCCTTGCCCAGACTGATTATCGTCGCTGCTAGTTTTTCCGTTGGCCCCTGTTTCTAATTGAACAAATAAATTAACATTATCATCTCCCTCTAAAGCCTCAGCCCAGACATAGGCGGTGGCGTAGTCCGTTATTGAGGTTTCTCCATCTCTACTAAATTGAGCGGTTAACGTGCGCTTATTTGTTTCGTCTAGGGCTCCCTTACCCTTACCTCTTATGATACTTAAAGGTTTGTCAACCTCGAGAAAACCAGCTGCACCACCATCAAGTACGTCCGACAGGGTTATGGAGTCCAAAGCCTCAAGATCGCCGCTTGAGTTTATTGGAGTTCTAGCATAATTATCTGCGGACAATAGTATGGGTAATTTTGTGATAGGATCAACATAATCTTGTCCTTGATTTGTTACATCAATAGGTTCACTGGCAGCGACAACGAGCAATTGATCTTCAATCGCGTCTCTACCAATTCTAACGTTATATTTATTATTATTTTGCCATACCTTATCAGTATCCGAAGTTTGTTCGTGAACTTCTTCAACTCCAGCCGCGCGGCCATCATCAGCGTTAGCAGATGGCCCGTACCTACCAGGAAATACATCAGTCCTAATAGCCTTAAGTCGAGATATTACGTTATCCCTCGCGTCGTTATCACTAGGAAAATCATCACTTAATTTTTTATAGTTCTTTAATATACTGGGCTCATCATTCCTGTCTGTATAGGTTGGAAGGTCACCAAGGAACGTTAAAGTTTTCGCGCCACTAGCATTCGCGTTCTTTGTGAGGGTGAATTCTGTAGAGCTTCCAATGGATTTAACCCTAGTTCCAGATTGAATACCTGAGCCGCTAACCCGCTGCCCGACAGTTATACTATTAGTGGATTCTCCAGCAGATAGACTAACGGTTGAATTTCCACTGGTCAAGCTGCAACTTATTTCATCATCGCCATCTGTAAACATTAAATCTCTAAGAGAGATGTAATAAAATTGAAGATCCCCAGAAAGGGTTCCATTAGTATCAGCGGCAAATCTATAAAACAAAGAGACTTGGTCGGCAAAAACTAGATCCTCTTCATAGTTCCTCAACGACCACCCGCCACCATGATATTGTTGATTGGTTATATCTGCGTCATAGTACAAATCCATAGGCAGGTTATTTTCATACTGCCAAACAGTTTGAAGTTCCAGTTTTTGGTCTTTATTTTTATTCTTGATCGCAGTCCCATCTAGGGGATTTATAAAGAATACGCTTTGACCGAACGATTCTGCATCCTTATATATCGCTGCAGTAGAGTCCCCAATATCAAGAGCCTGGATAGTGAGTGTTGCGTTAGATCTGTATTGAAGTGCTGTAGTATAAAGTTGGGCAGAGCATTGAGTTCCATCATTTATCCCAAAATTCCTATGAAATAATTGTCTCCAATAAACCGAATTAGTGACAGGTTTTCCCAGAGATGCAGTGGGATTTATATAAATAAATACCCCATTTGCGCCGTAAGTAGTTGGAGCAATGACAGTATCCCCTTGTTGATATTCTTGGGTTACTACATAATCTCCTTTTGGGGTACGAGGAGCTTTTCCTGCACCGCTATAAGGCTCAACAATTTCTTTATTTTCTATCGCATAAAAATCCGCAAGAATACCTTCTTGATACTCAGATCCCGTACCTTCAAAGTCTAAATCTTTATTTGAAGTTCCGCCGTCTAATTTAAGAAAGTGTTTTGATGATATTCCGTTAAAGTTTGTGTTGCCGCTACCAATATACCCAGCAGCAGTAGGATCATAATCCTCTTCTTTATCAAATACCATTAACCCAAATGTACCACTATTAGAATCACTGTCTTCAAGATAAAGGGCAACCTTTATTCTGGCACGATTAACCCCAGAGCTATCTTCTTCAAATGCCAAACGATAAACCTCTCGCTTTCTGTCTCCGCCTTGAGATCCCTCTGGATCAGAAATATCAAACTGCCACTTTATTCCATGGTGAACAACTTCTCCAGCGGGGTTTTGAAAACTTGCATTAGCGTCGATGACTTTAGGGGTCCTTGTGGATAATTGATTCCATTCATCATAAGTAACTATGTTAGATGAAACAACAAGAGCAACCAAGCCAAACGTTGCCCCGCTTGTTTGTCGAATATTACCCTCAATTACTAGCTCGCCATCCTCGAACTTAAGCACCCCATTTTTAGCCTGAAAAGAAAAGCTTCCGTCCCCTCTTATATAAAACCCTGGTTGAGATTCGCCAGCCTCAGGATTATCAATTCTCGTCCAGTGGGCCTCGCCCGCTCCGCCTGGAGCATGACTGGGCTGCATTGCAATCTGCTGCACCGTTATATCTAGCGTAGCATTTTCGGGAGCAGTGCCCGTAAATGTAATAGTAACACTCCCTTGAAGTTCTGGAGGCGCGCTAGTTCCATTAATTTGCGCAGTCCAACCAAAAGAAGCAGAAGGATTCAACGTGGCGTTACCAGCGTTAAGAACTTTTTCAACAATGATATTCTCAGAAGGGACAACAAGACTTCCCTCATCAAGGGCAAATTTATTTCTACCTTCAAATTGAATAAGATCGTCGCTTTCTGGCCTTAGGAAAATGATATCATCTGGCTTTTCTCCGTCAACGACTTGAATTCTCTTCTTAACGGTTGCACCAATATCTTTTACCGCCTTAAAATAACCTCGAGTAGGGTTAGAGAAGGTGACGACTTGATCCTTTTTGTACTCTATAGCCCTGTCACCCGCCTTATTTACTTGAGAAAATGGAAAATCATCCCACCCTACAGTTCCGTCTATACTGCTACCAATCGTTCCCCACGCTCCAGCCCCAGCGACATAATCGTTTAAAGACTCTATCGGTTGTTCAAAATTTATACGCTCAGAAGTAGAAGCTCTAGTCCCCCCATAAACCCTAATATCCTCAGCGCCTATAGTGCCAGCGCGCACCTTATCTGCAATTAAATCTTTAATTTTTGCGGAGGTTATGGCTGCGTCAGCAATTGAAGCCGAACCAATTACAGCATTAGCAAACGCGTGAAAGGCCTGTTTAATGCCTACGCCCCTGACAAATTGAGCGACAACAAAATCGCCCTCCTGCATTAAGGAGTTATCACTTGGCTGGTCTAATTTTATTCTTTGATAGTCATAAACAATTCGATCATGAGCCTCATCATTAGCGTCTGCGTCATGTTTAGTGCTTGATACAATAGCAAGATTAGAAGGGTTTGCATGAGAGAATCTATAAATTGCCTTTTTCTCTACAGTTTTTAATGGGTTAGTTATATCGTTAGTGTCTGTTGCAATACCATCGGGAGCGTGAAAGGTTTTTGGGGATACGGTAACTACAAGATCATCTAAATTGGCATCAGTAGAAGAATTATTTACAGGAGGAATACTAACCCCTTCCCCGCCAGAAATAGTTACAACGTTATTATCAGCAGAAGCAGAGATACTGGCATCAAGATTTGCGGTAGCATTTATTATTGTTGCAAGTTTCGCAGCTGCGTCATTATCGTCCGAGGGCTCGGAGACTGCAGTGGTATCTGTTCCTGCTATTGATAGTTTAACAACATCATCACTTGCAACGTCTTGAATTGTAACTGTAAGTGATTCGCGAGTATTTTCCCCTTCATCTTTCTTAGTGCCATGTGAAGTAGCTTCGTCAGAATTAAGCTCTTTAGTGTCTCTGGGAGTCCAATAAATAAAAAATTTATCCGTAGCTTGAAATTCATCCTTAAGTTTTTCCTTAAGGTCCGTTCTAGTATAGTCAGCGGGGTCAAAGTTGTTATCGTCAAGAACTATGGGGTGAGTGTCGTTTATATAATTTTGAAGATTGTGTTCAATTGAGAGATTTGAAGAGTGGGGAGCAGTATTAGGAACCCCTCCATCATCAGTAGGATCTATATTTATTCCACTTGCCTCAATCAGATACCCAACTCCCTTATTATATAAGTAATGAGTTCCCCAACTAATCCTCCCATCTACAGAGTCAACAACAAATGGGTTATTAGGAATTAAAGCTATAGTATTTTCGAATTGTTCCGTGATGCCCTGTTCAAAATCCTCTAAATCTGTAACCTTAGCTTGACCCAAGGCCATCCTAAATCCGTTCGAAGGGTCAGGAAAAAATAAACTTTTATTTCTAGCTTTATCTACGGTCCTGACCCAAAAATATTTTACTTCATTAGTTTTTCCTTTTAACCTAAGGCTATTCTGGTTGGCGGGGACAGTGATTGCAATTCTGCCATTTGCGGCAGGATTCTTATTTTTTAAAAGATTTTCTGCGGGATCTGTTGGGAGTTGAGTGAGATAAGAATAACCTTCTCCGTCCTTTTGGCTTTCAGTTTCCACAACACTAAAACCATCATGCTTAGAGTAGAGACTTTTATAAGCTTGTCCGTAAACCCTAAGGGTTTCATCTTTCCATGTGGGAGTATCCCCATGATTGTCCCAGAAATTATTTTGAGCAGTAATTATTATATCTTCAGAATCTGGTTGATGTTCGCTGTAGTGGGGCTCCAGGCACTGATAAATCTTAGGTTCGGATTGACCATTCTTCTTTCCAGAAATCCAATCCCCAGGATTATATAACGTCTCAGGCTCCCAAGAATTAATTTCATTGATCCTTCTAAAACTGTCCGCTCCTTGTTGGGTATCAACAAGAGAGGGATCGTCAGACATCCATATTTCATAATGACTAACATCAGGAGACGAGCTAGCATTCCAGCTCAAAAAATAAGTTTCAAATGAAGTGGTAGAATCATCACGAAATCCCGTTATAGGTAATGGAGGGCCAGTATCAACTGATCCTGGGTACTTTTGACTGCCATCATAATAAGCATAAGGGTATACATATGCTTTCTCTTGAATATGATGGAGGTATCCACTGCCGTAACTATCATAAGGAAGAACCTTATAATAATAAGGGGTAATTTCTTCTTCGCCGTCTACGGCATTTAAAGTGAAAGGAGGGTCGTCTTCTATTGAGGTTATATTATTTCCAAAAGACTGCTTACCTTCACCAAAGAACGTTTGAACGAAGTATTTCTTAGAGGAATCTACATACAAAGAGCCAGAAGTAAAAGACTCTACGCCTTCATTAACAGTAAATGAATACGGGCCTCCTTGCCCTCCAATTCCTGCAACAAAATAATCTTTAGAGGATCCCAAATTTTGATCCTCTATGGTAACGGTGCCCCCAACTTCTATTTGGTTAAGTATCGAAGACGCCTCATTTTGGCTGTCTTTAGCAAACCTAACAATAAACTTATCAATTAACCTTTCGGTCCCCTCGCCATTATAAACGGGATCGATATAAATACCTTCGTGCTTCCCGTCGGACTCAAGGAGCAAGGTCTTATTTGAAATTTTTATTTCAACTAAAGAGTCATTAACGTCATACCAACTAGAAGACCTTAGATATTTTGTATAATAAAGAATGCTATTAGTGGCGTCATTCTTATAAATCACCCAGTTTTCGTTATATTTCGGATCGGCACCCTGATAGAGAACAATTTCGTGACTAGGGCCTGAGTCGACCTTTTGAATATAACCCTTACTGGAAAATTTACCTTCTATCTTAGCAACGTCTTCGTATTTATAAGCTCCTTCTATACTTGAATCAGAATCACAAGATACGACGATTTCATTATAAGCATCGATATCAAAATTCCGATCATCCAGGCTACTGGCCTTATTTCTAAATAGGTCAACTTTAGTAGTTTTTTCTCGACTACCCCCAGCATAAACAAAATCAAAATCAATATGGCCGACAGACCTCAAACTGTCAACATTTAAAAAGTTTATCTTTGGCGCAGGATTTCTTCCGTAAATAGTAGTTTCATGAATAACTTCCTTTTCAGAATCGACTAGAGAAAGATGAAGGTCAATATCCCTTTTCCCGCTTTCGCGAATAGACGAGTCTCCGTATATTGCATTATTAAACTCTCTTGAATACCTATAGCTTGTTTGTAAAGTATAATTAGTTTTATCATTTTTGTTGTCTTCGCTGGCGCCAATATAACCCATGATGGTTTCTCCATCGCTAGAATCTATAAGTGCGCCAGAAAAACCAAGGATGCCATTATAGGAGGCGAGTGCCATCTGATCTTGGCCCAGCTCAAGGTCGTCACTATTCCTTGAGTATTCTTCTATATCAACAACGTCCCCAAAATTATCAATTAGTTTCCATTCGAAAATCAAATCATCACTCGACTCTCTAAATAAATCGTAACCAATTTTCAAGCTGTACTTAATTGGTATAAGATTACCGTCCATACTGAGGCCATCCGCAGTAATATTTTGAAGCGGCCCCTCTCCCAGACCATCAACCGCAGCAACAGCATAAAAATAATTCTTATTAAATGTTTGACTTAACTTAGGTTTTTCGTCCTCTGACTCCAATTGCTCTCTTGAATAAAAATATTTTTCCTTAGTTATAGCTAGTCCATCTTCCGCTTGGGCCGCCTTATAGTCTTTTCTATTTTCAAGAGTTGGAACTTCATCTCCATCAGAAGAAAATCTATACAAATTCATCCCAATCCAGTCAGCGTCATTAGAAAGGCCATTGCACTCGAATACTCCCTTTTCTAAATTCCAAATAAAGAAATCCATTATAGGAGCTCTATTCTGCCCAGCCAAAACGCCAGTAAAAGGAACATTAAATGAATCAAAGCCCACTACCTTTGCGGAAAACCTTCGGCTATCTACATCTTCATCAAGGAAAAGTTTTTTATATATCTCAGAACTAATTTCAAATTCAAAATCTTTATAATTTCTTAACGCGGCGCCCACATCGTCAGCCAGCAACCTATTCTGAAGCTCAGGAATGTTATTAAGTTGAGCGGTTGTTATAGGAGATGCGGTGCCTTGCATGACCTGATCCAAAGTCTGACTCCCGTCATAAAAAGTAATTTCAAAATTCTTAAAGAATGGATCAGTAAGAATTTCTTCTTTAACTAATTTACCTTCAAGAGGATGCCCCACAGGAGGAACGAGCCCCCAAACAATTTTAGCATTATTATTTACAAACTCACCATCGACAGCATATAAATTTTCCTCCTGAGAAGGACTCTGAACAACTAAACTATTTTGAGCGGCTCCTTCAGGCACCCCGTCAAACCTTAATTCACCAAACGTAAATGTTCCATGGAATTTTGGCGCAGGAATGCTAATCTTTTTTTCTAAAAACTCAGACCTAATACCAAGATTACTTTTCGCATAAACCCTAACGGTAAACTCTCCGTAATTGCCCTCAAGGTCTATATTAACCGAGGCGGTATCCCCGTCTTGCTCAACTAACTTTACCCCAGGAATAGTTCTTTTAAAAGAGTAATTATCAGAAGTGCCAACGATATCGTAGTCCGAGAATGCGTCTTGGACTGTAAAGCTAACTGCTAGTGCTGTATCTGCCATTGTTATTCGGGTCTAAAAGTTATATCAAATAATTCTAAATCTTCTGGAGCGTCAGGAACCGACATGTCTGCTTGAGGAGGAATGTAAGCTCTTGGTTTCTGTATATTAATGTTTTTTTCAATTGCTGCAAATTTATAGGGATTATATTCGCTACCAATAACCTCAAAAGATCCATCTCCATTATCCTTAGTTCCTTTAATCCTAAACTTCTGGGAGTACATTTGAGTTGGGGAAATTTTTGCCCCAGAAATCTTATATACTCCTCCAGAAGCTTCGTTTCCTGTAAATGCACTTACTGCCTCGGTAATAGTTTTTCCAATTAATAAGTAAAAATCATAACCACCATCTTCGTTGACTCCTATTTTCTTGACCCTGCAAAATCCTCTGTAATCATCTGCATATGCGCCGCTCCCCATCATATTTGAATGGTCGCTATAAATTTGAACCTCATCTTCTTCGCTTAGGTTATGTCCGTGGAGTATTCCCATCATAGGCATAGGCTTATCGTCGTAATTAATATATTCAGAAACCCCTATATAATTAATAGTCCCGTCTGATGATGCATTAGGGAATGTTGATATTACAGGCTCGCCAGAATTGTCAGAAATAGGAGAGGTAAGATCGTCTGGAGCGGTTCCAGTGTTAGCTATATCCAACCAATAACCCTGACCAGGGACAACTTTTAGAATTTTAAATCCGCCAATCGATTGCCCTGCTCTATATAAAGCCCCATCATCATAAACCTTTATGAAGCCAGGAAATTCATTATCATTAAGGTTTGCAGAGTCAAAGCTAATATTACCCTCGTGATCTTCAAGTTTAAAAGATACAGGAACAGAACTATCAACTCCACACCATTGCTTGCTAAACAATGGTCCAAAGCGTAAACGAGCGCCAACTTTACTCAAAGTTGAAGACCTAAAGGGGTTAAAAAGCCCCTCCGACTCCCTCTGTTTCCCATATTCATTAAACGCTTCCTGTAAATTTTTGAGAGTTTCAAAACTACTTTCGGTGCAAGACAGGTTAATCTCATCATCCGTAACGGTTTGTGGCATTCCGTCAGAGTCGGTATAGTTGTAGCTAAGCTTTATTTTAATCTCGTCACCCTCATTACAGCCCCTTATTGAAAACCTCTGAGATTGAGCTTCTAGTAAGTCAGAGTCATAAACAAAAATAATTCCATCCTTTAATCTTTCTTGGTTATTTATATACCTCATGGCAAACCATTTTTTAGTTAATTCTGGCAATTTATCTCCATCTACATAGTGCATGTAATTCTGAAGATCTTGAGTATCAGACGGGTACCTCGTCCAAATCCATCCCAGGGTATCGTGGCTATAATAAAATCCGTCTGTGCCAGAGGGAACTGGCTCTGCATGAGAAGATACGTAAACCCATCCCATTCCCTTGGTAAACACCCAACCATTAGAGTCGGTGCTTGCATAAAAGTGTCCGAACTTATCAGAGTAATGCCAATCTGGAGCATCTTCATTTTCACTCGAGATATAAGTCTGAAAAGTTATAGATATATTTGAGGCGCTCTTTGTTGCTGCTTTGCTAAGACGAACTTTATTTTCTGCGGTAATCTCCTCAACAACAGAATGATTAGGAATTCCTTCTCCGATAGCAATTAATCCTGTTGAAATTTCATTGTAATCATCGACTGTAATTAAATTTGATCCGCCAGTTACGCTTCCAGTTTGAGTAATTTCCTGTTTATCGCCCTTAGCAGCCATAATAATATTTAGATCAGCTGCAGTTATAGCATAACCTTCATTTCCCTGCAGGGGCTCAATCAGATTATTATTTGATACCGACCAAGCTGCTCCAAGATTTATATTTCTAAGAGCGGCAGTTGTTGTAGAATGATTTGTATTAATGAAATAATGCAGACCGCCTTCGTTGCCAATTTGATCCTCCCCAGGAGAAGAAGGAACAACTTTTGTATTATGAGAAATAGCCACCTCAAAAGAGTGCCCAGACTCAGAAACAGAATGCACAATATAAGCAAACCCCTTTAAAAGCGGCTTAGGAAGGACACCCTCGCTATCAAAATAGATATAATCCCCCTTTATAAGCCCATGATTATAAGAGCTAAATCTCTTTCCTTCTAAATCCACAGTAAAGTTTTTCTTCAGCATCAAATCAGCAATAGTTGAAGGGGTAGTAATTTTACCTATAAATCTATCAAATTGCGTTGTAGATTGATGATCAATAATAACGTCTTGATCAATAGAGTCTTCTCCAGCAGACAAAGATTTACTTTCAATAGATTCGTAAGTTTCATTACCCTGATGATTATTGATTATTATTTCATAGCCATAGTAACTAACAGTTGGCTTATTGATATTTTTATCTATAACGATAGACCGATTATCTGGAGAGACTTCTCGAAGGCGGCCTGATGTAAATTTTTCTTGCCTATTAACATCAGAGATTTCAATAACATCTCCAGCTTTTAAGTACATCCCCTCCAGAAAAGTAGTAAAGATGACGGATTCCGTTTCAAACTGAGAGACGTAAAGATAAAATCTAGCCATGCGCTTTGCTTGAGATGGGGAAGTTATACCCACCCCCACAAGACTGGCCTCATTATACCCAAATCTATCTATTGCCGTAGAGTCTTCTTCGTAAGCAAGATCCGTCGCAAAGTCATTATACTTATTATTAAATCTAACAGTAACTGCAGTTTTTCTTTTAGACCTATCAACTCCCGTATACTTAAAACCCTCAGCACTGACGTTGGAATTATTAAAAAGAAGCAAAGGCTCTCTAGGATGCTCTTGAATAACTCCAACCCTCCCATCTATATAAGCAATCATGCCTTGAAATATTGCACTTAAGTTTTTAAATAAATCTAACGCTTGATATAATTGATTAATATAAATATTACAAGTGAATCGGGGCTCTACTATTGGAAAGTTAAACTCACAAACACAGCGTCCTTTTACATTAAAATCTGTTTCCCTTTTCTGTCGTTGCCTAAGCTTAGGAGCAAATACTTTTACCCATTTTTGATTAGCATTTGAAGAATGAATAGTTCGCCTATGAAACGTTTCCCTTCCATCTTCATCTTCCACAGCAAATACCAAAGCTTTTCCCTTAAAAGAGAATCCGTTTCCGTATTCGTCCTTAAAGTCCTTCTGGGATATTGAATATATACTATCATCGCCAATAGTTATTTTAAGAAGCCTACCCGATTCAGATTTATCTAGGGCGCGAAATGCCCTCCAAGGCTTTTCCGAAGAGTGGCCAGTCTCAACCAGTTCGTCGCAATATTTTGCAGCTTTATATAGAGACCATTTATCTATTAAATCTTCAGAGATGCCAACTCCATATTTAGCTAAACCGTACCTTGCATTTGTGGCGAGATCATAAAAAATCCACGCTGGATTATTGGTCCAGTATTTTTGATTATCTGGAATTCCAGCTATAGAATCCAGCTCATCCCTCTGTCCTTTAAACAATCCATTCCAGTTGCCAGTATATTCCCTGGAGGTGGGGTCATAGTTGCTCGGAATGGGAATTTTCAACAATTTACAATGAAACTCTCGCTTCGGGGTTGAACTCAAGTTTTTTGCGTCAAAGCGAATATTTGCCAATGCCACATTAGGGTAAGTTAGAGTGTATTTTTTCTCTTCAAATACATGACTCAACTTAGAGGAAAACAGATTTCTTGCATCGTTCCCCTTTACTTCATTAGTCAATCTCACAAGCTCGATCCACCTTGGGCCACCCCCCTCTTCTGGAGGTAAGCTCACCTTAACTTCAACCTTATAGACTGACGTGGCAATACCTTCAATTGAGACAAGCATAGTAGCAGGGTCGTTGACTTTCTTTTGTCTTTCAGGGGCTGCCGCGCCGACCTTACTACTGATTTCATAATTTCTATATTTTATCGACCATCCTGGATCATCTAAGGTCATATATTTTAATCCGTTATAGATTCTAACGCCGAAGACAAGCTTATTGGTCTGAATAGGGTGATCTGGATTTTTTGACATATACGAACATTGTACGTTTAAATTCATGGTCGCAGTGACGGAAAAAGAGTCCTCGATATAATGAGTTATAACATTAGCTTCATGGCGTTTGGCGTTATCGAGAGACCCGAGAATACTATTGCTATAAGGGTTAGGTCCGATTAATTGCTCAGAATAAGGAAACATTTTTCTACTGACTGTATTTGCGAGAGGGAGGCGCTCAAAGGTATTACCTTTACTAACCCTAATTGGGGTGCCCCCTTCATTGGTAACGTAATTATAAGTTCCAGAAGCTTCTGCAGAGCCATCCTCTGCATTGGGCATGTTTTTTACAGGCATCCTATTTAAGTAAACGCCTTGTTCAATATCATAGGTTGTTTCGCCATTTCTATTAACGATACCCTCTATGGGTCCCTCTGAGAGCATATCAAAAATTTCTATCTGATCAAAAGATTCTAGCATACCTGAGTTTGCAGCTTGAGCAGTATCAAAACTTCTTAGGCCAGATTGAATTACGGTAGAACCTATTAATAACCTACCGTAACCTATGGGCACTGGAACGCCTTGTCGGGTAACATTTTCAGTTCCGTTGAACACATATGATTTTGTTGCAACAGGGTCACCCATTTGAGGCATGTCAATAAGGGATTCAACAATTGACTGAATAAGCATTGTAGCTCCAACCATTACAGTCATACCAATGGCAGCAGCAGCAATCTTAGCTCCTAGAGTCATTGCTCCTTTAAACCCGAAGAATTTCATAATTGCCGTTCCAATGGGAATAAATACCGCCCCACCAGCAACAGCGGGACAAATATGAATTTCATCCTGAGAGACAGGTTGGTGAAAATTCTCTTCGGAAATAAAATCATCAGGCCCTTCGATTTTAGTAACTTTTTTTGTGGTGATAATGTACGAGGCGCCTTTTCGTTCCTGCTGAATAAGGTACCTCAAGAATCCATCCGCGTTTGCGTCGATAGCTTTTGCAGCTTCGCCCACGGTTCTAGCGTTCAGGGTCCATTCACGCCCGAACTTCTTACCTAAGTTGCCATATAAAAATACTTTTTTCACCTTGTCCCCATTTTTTATACACTCTCTTCGAGAGGGGTTAACACAGAAAACTTATCTTCAATTATACTATATATTAAGAAATTCAATTGAAGCTCATTACAATAAAGTCTATCTGCGTGAGATGGAGCAGATGAAGAATCAGGATGACTATGATAAATCGCTGCTATATTTTTATGCTCAATAAAGTCCAAGGGAGAAATCAAAAAAGATTCTTTAGGGGATTGAGAATGGTTTTTTAAAGAAACTACTCGCCAAGAGCCTTCCTTTTCGCAAACAATCAACCCGCAGGTTTCGTGAGGAAAATCCTTGGTTGCGAGGTCTTTTATTTGATCAAGCAAATCTGAGTTATTGATGTCCATATACGCTAGTTCCAGGGAATCCGCCAAAAGGAAGTCTCATAGGTTTTTTCTCTTTGCTTGTTATAATTCCACCCGTAACACCATCTTCCTCGTACCCAAAGCGAGCGATGCATCCATTTATACTCCTAGAGCAACTATCCTTAACCCAAACACCAGCATTAACCAAGGGGTGGTGGTCAGCGGCATTACCATGAGTCATTACGCAAACAAATACCATAGGGACATCGTCGGTTATATTTGTCGAAAATGAAGGACTAAGCTTTACAACATCTCCCCTTTTGTAACCATAAGAGTTTTGGAGTGTGCCCTTTTCCCAGGTTCCGTCGTCTTTTAAATTAATTCCGTGTTTGCTCCACTCGTATATTTCGTCTGTTGTCTTAACATTAAGCCTGTCAAGTCCCCACCCTTCATCATGGGTTACTGCCCTATTTTCGCCCGCGCCCCCACGTTTAATCCCCTGTTTTTTAACAAAAGGCTTGTCGTTTGTATCGGCCTTAGGCAAGCCTGAGTATCTACAGCCTATAGAACAACGGTATTTCCATGTGCAGTAATTAGCGATAACAGTCCTCCCAGGGAGCCTAGTCTGCCCAAGCTCTAGCGCAGTAGCAAGTTCAAATTGAATTACCTGAGAAGTTTCGGCTATTTTTCTGTTTATAAAAAATATATCCTCTGCCATCTGGGCCCTGGGATCGCTTCTTCCAAATGGATTTTCTCCAGATTCGTTAGTGCCTCTATTTTGATAGTTTTGCCCATCCAAAAATTTAGCGAAAGTTCTAATTCTAGTAACCCTACATCCAACAAAATCATCATTAGAAGAAACGATCTTAGACAGTAATCCGCCAGTATTCAGTATGGAGATTTTTGGCCTAGGAAGAGTCCCGTCTGATTTGGTTTCGAGATCCTCGATCTCAATAGGCAGCGGCTGATACCCATTATCCCTCCAATATATAGGATTACTGGAGTTTTTTCCAGCATGAAATCTATAAATAGGTTCGCTACCAAGGTTTAGATTATCCCTGAGTTTTATCATGTCGATATGATTCTGAAGAGAGGAGAAATCAATTTCGAATAATTCAATAAGGGTATCGGGCTCAATACTAGAAAGCTCCTTGTTTATTTTTTCTTTAGCGTTAATACTCATAATTTTAAGAATTTAAAAATACCCCCGCACCACTGATGCCAGTTACTTCTGGGCCATTGATGCCATAAGGATCAATCATTGGCTCTGCCTTTCCGATATTTATGGACTCTTCTCCTCGAGCTTCACTCCTTACTTGATTTGTCATTTCCATTTCCTGAGTGCTTTCGTAACCAAAGTCTTCAGTAGCAAAGAATAAATTAGATTCTTCACTAGAGGCTATCTTAGCTACAGCCTCTCCAGTGCCAAGAATCCATGGAAGCCTACAAAGTTCCGTTAAATTTTTCGCACCAGAACCGCTAACGACAGTAGTTTGAGCTTGTATTGCGTATCCAGGTGCTCCACCAAATTGAATGACGGAAGAAGATTCAGAGGAGGATTGGTTATATATTTTATCAACAATTGTGAATTGGCCGCTCTCACCAAACCATCCGCCATTTGCGGATACGGTAATATCCTTATAGCCTGGAATAGAGTGAGTGGTAGGCGCAAGGGAACCTTCTCTGCCTATAAAGTTCCACCTTCCTCCAGTGAGATATTCAACAAAGTAAGCCTTACCGTCAGAAGCAGATTCTCCCCCAGTAATGGAGGGAATTATCCATCCAGAATAAGGTGTATTATCCCCCTCTAATTCATAACGAGTAAACTGAATGCTAACATCTTGATTGTAAGCCTCTACAGAACAGCCTTCTATAGTTGTTTCGTAAGAGTCCTCGGGATCTCCCTCTAGGGTTGAGTCAAATTCGACAAGCATTGCACCGCTTAGGCCATAAGGAACGAGAACGGGGCTAATAGATTGAATATTCCTAGAGTCAACATCGTAATCATTAGAAACCAAGAAAGGAGAGTCGAGTTCTTGATCCTCGTAGAGGTCGAAGCTTTTAGGTCCACTTGATTTTATGTAATAACTTCTTGCGGAAGCATTACCAGTACTGCTAATGTAAACCCTGTCTTGATTATGAAGCTCATGGTACTCTTCTAGGATTTCTACTTTTGCGACTCCGCCACTGTTTTTTATAGATTTTATCATTCCCCCTTGAAATTCAAACCTAGGAGGTTCTGCAATTCTTATACTTCGGCCAGAAAAATAAGAACTCTTTCTAACTTTTCGGCCAGGGTCCAAGGGTTCGTAAGTAGAAGCGCCCATCATTGCCCCTCCTCCACCTATAACCGTAAGTGTTGTCTTATTTTCCTTGGAGGAACATTCAAAAGCTGGCCCACCTCCGCCTCCCCCTGCTAAAATTGATGCGGAGTTTCCTTGAAGTATTTCGAACCTTGCGTTTGAATCGTCTATTTGCAAACCTACGCCGCCAGAGCCGTTAGGGGATCCTCCACAGCCAAGGATGTAACAAGGCCTCCTATCTGTACCTAAGACTATACTGACTCTACCTCCTTGCCTAAATCCAGACCCTGTTCTTAGTGCTGGAATGTTTGGACTATTAGATAAGAAGGTGCCAGTCAAAATAAATGTAACATGATCATAAGAAAAGAGAGGTCTCTTATAATCAAAAATTTCAGCTAATGCGGATTTTGCAAGAGAAAAATTCTGAAAGGTTCCCATTACATTTGTCTGATGAAGAATATAAGAGTCAATTTCTTTTATGTTTTCTGCGACTAATTTGAAATATTCATCGCCTCCACCGAAAGCGGCATGAGAATCCGATGGATCTAAAATTGCAATTTCGTTAATATCCCGAGGGCTAGAGTTTCCCCAGGCAGCCCTCCACAACTCGCTGCTAGTGTCTCCGTTTGCAAATTCAGTAGGAGTTTCAGAGTCTACGGTAGACGCATAAACCCATTTACCATCAACCCGACACAAACCTAGGGCAGGATTTTCTATAAACGAGTCATTACCTCCTCCATAAATAGAAAAAGAAAAACCAAACATTTCTTCTTCTTCTGGAATTACAAACTGAGATCGAGCGCGAGGCTCAAATAAACGGGAGTTTGGAGAGATCGCCCTTGCGTCAGATTGAATTGTTCTTATTTTATCTAACAAAGGAGATGTAGAGGAGAATGTTTTTTTAAGCTCTTTTCCCCATAACTCTCTTGGAACTATAAGCAAACTTTCCTCAATGATTTGACCAGCATCTTCAGAGTCTACAGAAATTGTAATTGAATCACTCATTGATCATATATCCTTTTCGACTTCCAGTCTAAAGTTAGTGTCCTTCGTTGGCCTTTTCCTGGATGTTCCCACCAAGACGTAAACCTTCCATTCCTAATTCCAATTCGCCTTACTTTTGGAAGGAGTCCGACAGCAGCCTCGGCAACGATCATTTCTTCACTAACTAAGTCTGCAATAGCAAGTCTTTGAATACCCGCTTCGATACCTTTCCACTCAAATGTTAGAGGGTCTCCCACGGTATCGTTAAACATTTTCCAGGAGGTCCCCCCATTTCTGCTAATGCCCCACATTTTAGCGGTAAGGCCATCGCCGAGATCTTGTTCGACCAAGCTATTGTAATCAACAGTCAACTTTAATTGTCCATCAAAACATCCATCGTAATATACATAAGGGTCTGTGTTTTGAGTTTCATCAATCACGCTAACATGAGAAGCCTTAAGCTTTCCTTTTGGGTACATTTTAGAGGATTGATTAAGTTGATCGGCTCTCCATTTTGTTCCAGAAAATGCAATCACCAGGATTTTTGCAAATTGTTTAACGGGAGGGAGTTCGCTCCCTGGAGGAGGATCTCCAGATGCCGAAACCTTAAATTGCGCAGCGTAGACTTTATCCTCATCAAGAACCTGGAGATTAGGATTAAAAACTAGCTCAAAAAAACAAGACTCAGCAGGAAGCAGAGACGTTGCGTTAAATCTAGTAAGGGTTGTATCTAAATTATCTTTATTATTTAATGCAATCATCGTGGAGCCTTTTTCATTATCATGAAGAATTCTCCAGTTTTTATATTCGGTCGGGTAAGTAAACTTTGTATTTTCGTTTTTAGAATTTTTAATTACTTGCCCGCCATCAATTAATGATTGCGGATGAAAGTCGGCACCATCGAGAGAGTGAATAGAGCCTTGATTATTTTGAAAGAATCCGTTTTGAACGGCCCCCTGATCATCTATAGTAAAAAAATATAATCCCCCCTTTGGTCCATGAGAAATTGAAGGAGGGATTTTGGTTCTGCCATAATCATCCTCTATATTAACAACCCCCTTACTTTTGTCGGTCAGTGGGGTAAATTCCCATAGGTTATTATCAAAGTCTCCAAGAGCATTGCGGCTCGCTTCATCGCCCACCAAGTTTACTCTAGTTCCTTCGAAATTGTCATCTGGATTATATGGATAAGGGCCTTCAATTTTCAGTCCAGTTACGCCCACGTCACCAAGATTATGCACCTCAATTCTCCTCCTTCTCTTCTCTCCCCGCTCTATATTATCATTCCAAGCTATATCCCCAATAGGATTAACCTTTCCCATGGTAATAAAACCTGGAGCATTAATTTCTCCACCTCTAAGTTCGGTATCGGATACTACTTGATCAAATTCTTCGTCTGAAAAATTAAAAGGAAATTCCTCGATCTCGCAGCGTACATTGTGAGTATTTTTAAAAACATACGTATGATTCCATGATGGACATATAAACCTGCGCTTGGCGTTATAAGGAGCTGGGAGAGTCAAAGAAAATGATTTAGATCCATAGTGTGTTTCTAGAAAATGGAGAATCGCCTTCGCTTCATTATCGTCCCGACCTTCAAAGTTAAGCTCTAGTTTTAGAAGAGACTGATTAATTCCATCAGCATGAATTTGTTTATAATTATTATAGCCCATACTAAGCTCTCGAAGTCTAGGCTCTTCCTTTATTTGCAAACCTAACGCTGGAGGCCAATAAAACTCTCTGGTCCATGGAGTGTTTTTTGAATCTGCAGGCACGCCATCCCATCCAGTTGGGTGAAATTGAGTACCAGGACTAGTATATTCTCCACTATGGTAATAATACTGATGATTCCCAGAGACGAATACTATATCATTTTTATAATATGTAACGTCCTTATTCCAGGAGTCTACTCGTTCCGTCCAAATTTGCTCAGACTTCCTAAGTATAGATGTATCAAAATTTTCGAAGGTGCAGGTGACCTTATTTGAATCTTCTGAAGTTAAGCTGTGATCCCAACTTCTGCAATAGAAGCTTTTTGTTAAATTTTCAGTTGAATTATATGGGAAAAACATAGAAGCGCCGTCCCAATGAAATCCAGAAATTCCTTGCTTATAAGGGAGATAGTCAACATCTTGATCAATTTCGTGTTGCCCCAATTTATTCTCAAGAAAATGCACAATAGAGTTCGCTTCCCTTGTTGTTCGGTTATCGAATTTTAAATGAAATTTTGCATTAATACAATTTACCCCTTTAGGCTGAACCGAATAATACCCATCGCCGAATTCAAACCTGCGAGTGCTGGTTGTAAAATCGACGCTAGATCCATAATCTGGATCAAAAAAGAAATCGTTTTGAGACCATAGTTGATTAGTTGATTCTCCTGGAGTTTGATCTAGCGCCCTAATGGTTATATCATTAGTAGCTTTACCTTCACTATTTACGTTTGTTTCGTCGCGAAGATTTCTCGTCCAAATCCTGAGAGTATCGATCACACTAGCCGTGACAGTTTTTATGATAAAGGTTTTGTTATTTCTAGGATTCGAAGCTCCCGCAATTTCTATAAGCTGGCCAACCTTAAATCCTTCATCTATAAAGCGCCCTTCATCAGTTAATGGATTTAGATTGGTGTCAGTTATGGTATTCTGTGCGCCATCAAATATAAATCTATTCGGCCCACTTATGCTCGCCCCACCACCCTTGACTATATCTTCTTTTGCGTAATAAAAAACTCCATCTATTCCACTCGCTGCGGAAACAATATCAAATTTCTTATAGTCGGCAAGAGGAACAAAAGCTCCAGAGTATACCTGAACATGACTTTGATCTGAATTTATACTAGCCATTATCTGATTATTTGTTTGACGGAAATATTAGCTGTAGTCATTCCGTCTTTATTTACCTGGAGGGATTGCATTTCTATTTTTCCAGTGGATTTAAATTTTGACAATCTCTCCCCATTAATGGAATATAGATAGGCAGTTATAGAAGCGTCCTCTATACCAAACGGAGTAGTTCCAACCTGATGATCCCCGTAAGGATTTAATCGGTCAACAAGATCATTAGATGTTATTTTCATGTCGGAATACATATTATTAACAGAAACTCTAGATACCGTAGCTCCTTCAGCTTTTGTGTTAATAATGCTGTTTTCGTTAGACCTAATGAGCCCACTGGTACGTCTCTCCACGTTAATATTATACTCAAGGGATGTGATTTCAAATACGTAATCCTGCGCATTTCCACCCGAACGAAGAAAGTCATCATCTTGCAGGTTTCTTCCCCCTGCCTTAACCAAAGCAAAAGAGCGTAAGGCATGAGCAGGATCAAACTCTTTTATATCTCCAGTGGTCATTTGATAAGAGGGCCTCACCCTATACATTGTACCAGTCATAATATAACCTGCAGACGCTTTTATGACGCCAAACGGAGTCATGCTAAACCTAAAACTTTGAAGGTACAAATCACCTAAAACGTACCTTCCGATTCTATTATTTTTAATGGGGAGCTCACTTACATTTTCAACGTCAAATAATTCATTGAGTCCAAGAACTGCGTCAAAGAATTCTTTAGTGATGTAAAAATTAACGTTAAGCGTACCCTCCATAGGAGACAAGGGGGCCTGTCTATGCATTTTAGTCTTAGTTCCACAGATTTCTGGATTAAACTCCCCATAGACCCGACCTTCCCCAAGATTAGGTTTAATATCTATAGTTCCATCTGTAGCAAATAGTTTATGACCACCAAGTTCTATAGTAGTGGACTCAAAATTAAGAAATGCGAATTCATTAGCCATTTTTCGGAAGGAACAACGGGGGTCTTTCTGCCTCGGGTGTGCCGTAGAGGTTTTTATTAATATAACTTTTAAAGGATAGTTCCGCCGTAACCTCATTATCTACCGAAGCGCTTACGCTTTCGGATAAAAGGCGTGCGTACGGAGCCGCAAAGCTACAGATGACACTATTATCTTCTGGGTTCTGAACTTCAATCAGAATGTTGTTAGCTTCGGTTGCGATAAGGCGGTCCCGAAGCTTTTTAGTATCATGGTCATTTATTACAATTGAAAATTTAAAATCTATTTCTATAGGATCAACGATATCAACTTGAATAGCTTCCGTATTAGATAAGTCAATAGCCTGCCCGCCAACCCACATTGCCTCTGATCCAGTAGGAAGAGCATAGACCTGTTCAAGGTTAATTGTTTTATCATAACTGAAATTAGAAACATGGTTGGTTTCAAATATTTCGTTTGAACCGCTTGGAGTACAAGAAACTTTTAAACTGCCCTGAGAAGGAATCTCTAGAACTGCCGCCTCTTCTGTTACGGTTGGCATAAGATGGGGTCCGATTTCTCCTAACACGCGGAACTCAGTATTAATATTTGGGATTTCATCAATTCCGCAGGATATACTATATCTACTTAAGCGTCCTTTTCGAAACCCAAATCCTTTGTCTCCATATTTAATTGCCCCGCTAAAATAGTTTCGATCATCAAATGTTCCATTTGAAAATGGATCAGTAGTAATAAGCTTTCTGTTTATAGTAAAGCTGCCCTCAGGTGCGGCGGATAAAAATGAATCAACGAATCCAAATCCAGCAATAGTATATGGTTCTTCCGTTATGCCATAGCTTCCGTTTGCGCTTGTTACCCCAACCATCTCATGTACGCCCCCGTGAACTCCTGGAGGGTTATGCATTCCTATAACTATAGAGGTCTCGTAGTTTGAGAAGCTCATCTTCTTTCCAAAAGCCCGCCAGGTCTAGATTCTTCTTGTATTACAGTTACTACTTTTTGTTCAATCAATTGGCCAAGTTCTTTCATTCGGCCCTGCTGATCTCCGTCAGACTGATTTTTTTCTTGTTTTGCTTCCCCGCTATTTTCAACATTAACGGTAATGTTTACATTGTTTGTGTTATCCCCTCCGCTTGCCTTTTTCGATTCGCCCATAGTGCCATCTATATTTGAAGTGGGTCCACCTCTGGCAAATTTTCCAGCGTTAATAGCATTTAATTTAGGTAGGCCCAGTTGCCTTACTGCGTCCGCTTGAATTACATACTCTCCCTCCGATAACATGGCTGGGATATTATCTACGCCAGGAGTTCCAGAAATATATCCTCCAGTAGATTTAGTTTTGCGAAAGCCGCCTCCTATCTTTCTGCCCAAATTCCCCACTGTTCTCTTGAGGGTAGGGTAAGGTTTGTTCATGTATTCATACGGGTCAAATGCAGGATTTTCAACATTAGGATGCCCACCCTCGTAGTACTTGCCCTTTTGTTGAGCAAGCGCAGCCTCCCTCATGGCTCCTATGCCTCCATACTTTCCAGCGGCTCCATAATAATTCGGATTACCAAAAGCGGTTCTTCCCCACCAATTTTTAAATCTTTGCCCTATAGGCGGCTTGGTAAGCTCGATTTGGCCAGCATCGCTTTTATACAAAGAGACAGTTTTACCCATGCTTGCCCCGTCTATTTTTGTTCCAGTCTCGGCATGAGTATAGCCGCCATGAGGACCTACGGTATAGTCGCCTGGGGGAATTCCAGCATTTGCAGCGGCCTCCGCCCCAACAGTCACGTTCTTAGCTCCGTCGGCACCTTTTCCCATACTGCTAATTCCATAACTTACTGCAGCGCTTAAAGCCATGCCAAGAATTTGCCTTTTAAGAGCTGCTTTTTCCTGAGCCTTTTTTAGTCTTTCCTGTCTTTCTTTATCTAGAGCTTGCTTGGCTGCAGCACGATCCTCTTGAAGTTGAATATTTTCATTAGAGGCAAGGAAGTATGATGAGATTGGCATGCGGGTATATCTTGCGCTATACTCAGATTCGTGTTTTCCTGCAGAACTGCCATGGGTTGTTTGAGCCGCGATAGAGGCTCTTGCCCATTCATCTCCAGTTGCGTATCCCCCAGTTGCATACCCAGGAACCTTCCCCTTGTTTAAAGTGTTCATAAAGCCGACGCCATATCTTTGCACAGCATTAGCATTCATCAAATACTCTCCGTTTGAGACTTTAGCGGGAACGCCACCGCCCTTACTTCTTGAAATGGACGCTCCACCAGGCAAAATGGAATGAACAAAAGAGTTTGCTATGTGAGTCATAAGGGCTCTATTAATAGCCTGAAGAAATCCAGCGGCAATACCCTTAAGAGTTGAGTCTAGGTCGTCAGCCCCTTTGATTGCGGCCTCCATAGCGTCAACCATTCCGTCCCTGAAGCTTTTTACAGTTTGATTGGTTAGGTTATATGAAAAATAATCAATTTCTTGTTCTATATCACTCCTGGCATCTTTCATTCCTTCGTATATTGCCCCTCCGTATCTTCCCTTAGAAGGGTCATCTGCAACTTTGAAAGGCCTCGCACCCCTTTTCCTTTGGTCATCAATCTCCTTCTCTTGAAGCTTCAGCATAAGCAATCTTTCTTGTAGGGTTCCTTCTTTACCATCCGCCTCACTAAGAAATTTCAGTCTCTTAATCATGGATCCCAGCGCGGTGTTATGATTTTCTTGTGAGCGGGTAACTGCCTCTTGCTCTTGTTTAATTCTCGCTAAACTGGTTCTATATTCCTTTAAGTTACCGATTTCCTTGTCAATGTTATTGCTTAATTCTTTTTGTAGGAATGCTAAATGACTTTGAATTTCTGTGGCTTTCATGCTGGCAGGATCGAGTTCCACGCCGTCTTTATTTCTCCCTCCTCCCTTCCAGAATTCTGAAAACCTAGCCTCTGAGGCTAGAGACCTTATTCTTTTTCCCATAGCTTCTTCGCTTTGGTCCAGTGCATCTTTTTCTTTTTCCCATAGGTCTATTCTTTTTTGCAGCGCTTTTTCTTCCGCAGTTTGTGGGTCTTCTCCCTTTTTGTCTTGGCTTTTATCCGCATCCGCTCCTGCGAAGTTAAGATCAAGGAACCTAAGATCCCCATTCTCGTCTCTGATCACGGTTTTATTCTGAAATTGCGGAAATCCCTGCTGCATATTTTGCCCCTCGAGGAGCGTCATTCCCATCTTCAACGCGTCACTGAGCTTTTCTTTAGTGACGATCATGATCTGGCCCGTATTGGGATCTCTCACTGCGACATTTCCCTCCAGAAAATTAGAAATGTTAGGATCGGAGGCTCTCTTTTTAATGATTTGGTCGAAGACGCCTCCGTCTATCCTATCTTGTTTAGTATTGGTTTTATTTTGCCACCATTGCAGCTGTTTTCCGCCTTTGTCGTTGAGTAGAAGATTATTTCTGTTCGCTCTAAAGTCAAATTGAGGCTGGGCGCCTTGCGGTTGCCACTGCTGCCAAAGAACGTGGGCTTCAGGCTTTGGGCGCAAGTCGGCCCTCTTCTTTTGCGCAGAACTTAGCCGATTCAATTCATCTTTGATCCCCCGCTCTTGAGCTACAAGAGCATTTCTTCTTTCCTCAGACTCTGAAATATTGGTTTGAGCACGAAGCCTTCTATTAACCTCGGGCGCAGTCATGTACTCGCGCTCCAGTGCGGTAGGAGCTTCCTTTTTCATGTAATTCATTACGTCGTGAGGGGTCAAATTTTCTTTTGAACGTAAGTCTTCTAGACCTTTTCTTTTAGATTGATTAGAGGTCCAATAATTTTGAAGAACTTCCTCAGAGGTCAGCTCGTTAATCATTTTTATTGCGGATCCATGAGAGGCAGATCTTCGTTTTTCGGCAAATTCCGTTCGCAGCGCCTTTTGTTCGAGGACAATACGCTCCTTATTAGTCATCGAGCCTACACCTCCCCCAAGTTTAATCGCCAGAAGATCCCTCTCTAGGGTCAATGCAATTTTCCTTTGCATATTTTCTTTTTTCAGGTTAGACAATTGGGAGTATTTCGAGAGTTGCTTCAGAATCCTTGCTCTAGTTCCCTCAACATCTGCAATTTCTTTAGTTGCATTAGCTTCCGCATTTTTATTATCAAGAATTGTTTTTGAATTCGCTTGGGCATCTTTCAATTCCTTATTCATCGCTACGAGTTTTTTCTTCGTGTCATCCTGCAGGTCAGCAGCTTCAGTAAGAATCTCTAAGAATTTCATCATCCCAGCTTCGTCGAGAGTGCCGAGCATTTTTGTAAAATGTTTTTCATCTGTTAGGGCCTCTCGGGTTACCATTTTACCTAGCCCCCACCGCTTGAGTGCGTCAGCGGTGGAGCCTTGACCCCCAGCCATGAGAGACTTGATGTCGGTCATCATCGTAGGACTCCTGGAGATTTGTGTTACAGCTTCTTTTCTATATTTTCCACTGGCTTGCGTTAATCTAGTTTGATGGTCAACCTTAGCTTGCCACAGAGCTTTTTGATAATCGACGGAAGCTTTCACTAGACCATCGGCAGCAGCACCCATTTTAGCAACCATTAAATCTTGACTTTTGGCGGCCATACTCATAGAGTGAGCATATCTGGTTAAAGCGGCGTTTACCTGAGATTGAATTTGAACCTGCACCTCTGCAAGGTTCAATTGTTTAAGTGAGGCAACCCTTCTATTCTTAAGGTCTTGGGCATGCTTGGCTTCAATGGCTCCTATTTTTGAGTATAGTTCATTTCGAGTTCCTCGAGCAATAGCTTCTTTTTGCATTTCTTGCAGCATTTGTTTGTTAACTTTCTGCATTTTTCCATCCACCTCCATGACTTGTTCGGTGGAGGCGTCCATTGCATTAATATATTCTGCTACTTGTTTATCAGCCATGCCCAATTGTTCCTCGCTCCACTCTGCGGGCTTTATTGTTCCAAATCTAGCAATTGCATCGCTGACGGTTTTAACATCCTCGGAGTCTGGAAAAAGGTCCGCAAAGCTGGCAGTTCCCTTTTGGGTTTCTTTTTTAAACTCTTCGGCCCCATTAGCGGCTTCAAGTAGAGCTTGCTGTAATGCACTACGAGCTTCCTCGAGTTCTTCAGGGCTCAAAAATTGATCTCCCCCAAACCCCTGATCTTCCTCAGAAACTTTTGTTGTAATTTTCTTATTTAATATAAGGTTTGCGGTTTCTACGGCCCCTATGACACTATCTCGAAAGTCCCACTCATCTTCATTTTCTCTTGTGAATTGAACGGCATTTTGACCAAAAGTATCTTCATTCACCAAGCCTAATTTACGAAATGCGCCAGAGGCATCGCGACCCGCAGCATCATGCTTCCCTTCTGCGATGTCTTTTAGTGCATCCGAAAAGAAATCTCTAGAGTTTATTTTTTTATCATTACCAGCGGAATCTTTGATGGTATATTCTTGGTCTTCAAGGGACCATAGCTCTCCCCTAACTTTATATCCACTGCCTTTTTCAAAGTCCCTCTCTTTATGAATATCAAATTTTTGACCTCCCGAAGCTTCTCTCATTGCGGCCATCATTCCAGTAAATGCGGTCTGGCGCCCCGCCATCGCACTCTGGCGAAGCTCTTTTTCTTTTGTTGAATTAATATCTCTTTGAACTTTATTTGCCTTTTCAAGACCATCAACAAAACCCATGACGGTGCCAACCCCAGCGCCAAGCGCTGCTCCAAATGGCCCCGCAAAACTACCCATGGCAGCGCCAGTTTGCATTTGAGTTAAAGCTCCACCAGTGGCTTGGGCAGCCGAGCTGCCTTCCCTTCCTTGGGTTATCATACCCGCAAGCATTGGTGCGGCCATCATCATAGGCATCGAGCCAACCGCGCCCCCAAATTTATGCATTGCGCCGCCAAATTTAGTTCCCTTAAACCTTTGACCCATAGCTTGCATTGCGCCACTAAAGCCCGTGCGGTTAGAGCTACGGACCGACGCGGCGGCGACCTCAGCTTCTTCTTTTTCGTAATTTAAACTTTCCAATGCCTTGGCGGATTCCTCTTGAGAGAATCCTAATCTTTTATGAGCCTCAGCGGTTTCCAGTATAGTAAGCTTGTGTTTTTTATGTGCAACCTCGACTTGTTCTAGACCCATTTTTTTGATATTATTCTCACTGCGCACTCCACGCTTTCTAGCGTCATCCATCCACTTCGCCAGCTTTCCGATCGACTCTTCCACCGCCCCGCCGCCAATCGCCATCTCTGACGCCCACCCAGAGGCCGCGTTACGAGCTCCTTGGCCCCATTTTTGAATTTCTTGGGTAACAAATTTAGTTGCCTTTTCCCATGCAGACGGATCGCCAGTGGCGAAGTTTGGAATAATTCCACCTCCCCCAAATATATCGCGAAGACCCCCAGGTTCATCTCTGGTATTGGTAACGCCCAGGCCGAAAGGATTACCCCTGTTCATTAATGCGGAATGCTGACCCACTCTTATTTTTGATACTGGAAGCCCTGCGGCTCTTTCTCTGGCTATCGAATCACTTAATGGGTTTGCGAAATTAGGAATAAAGCCCATTGCCCGATTGGCGGTTTGAAGGATTTTCTGAGCGTCGAGACCCATTAAGTTTATTTTTTTGCTTATGTTATCTAACTCCTTAAAAGTGAGGCCCCCGCTTATACTATTAACCGAAGGGGAAATCAATTTACCTAAATAAGATCCCATACTATCGTCAGTGATTCCATGCTTAATTTCAGCTTCTTTCATTTGTACTCCGTAGATTTCCTCCAGAGCTTTTTTGGCGCTAGGTTTATCTTTAAGGGCATTTCGGGGAATATCCATTCTTTCGCTTTCGGATCCAGCTTTAGCCCCAATTGCTTGGGTCAGTATATTTTCAAAAATTCTTCCTACGGTTTGATTTAATTGTCCTTTTTGGTCATGATCCGCAAGCTTGAACTTTTTACCCCTTAAGGATTGTGGTAGATAATTTCTATAAATTTTAGTTAAGGAATTATTTAGGCCGCCAGCTATAGCGTCGTGAAGAGTGGTTGAGCCGCCCCTACTTGATCCAGATGAACTAAATGAAAGTGAAGGTCCTGCGTATTCACCTGGAGCGAGTTTATTTATGAAATTTAAAGAGCGCCGAATTGGACTAACTCCCCCTTTACTATTTATTTTGTTTAAATTCATATTAGCAAAAGGCATTAGCGTTTTAGGGTTCGCGCCACCTTCTTTAGCATGCAGCAACCATGTACCAGGATTCACACTAAATGTTTTGTTCAATAAATTCATACTTTTTTCGTCCCAGTTGCTCTCAAACTTCGTCCATGGAGAGGACGATGAGGCCTTCGGGGGAGCTTTCCCGAAATGTTGCGAAACTTGAGCAGGTTTATAACCTAAGGCTTGGGCCTGGCTCCTAGTAAGGGTAACGCCTTCTTCTTTTTGATATAGCCCTATTGACCTGCTCTTTTTTGGATTCAATGCTGTGAAATTAGGTATATATCCTTTCGCGGCGTAGGGGTCAAATCCATGTGCAGCAAAAAAATCTCCCCTGTAGTTTGCGCCAGCCCTGCTTCTTTCGGGGGGTATAATTGCGCTTTGCTGCATGCCAGGAAATTTTTTAACAGTTTCCCTTGAATTGTAAACAAAACCTGGCCCCTGCATTATTGTTCCCGCAACATAACCGCCCTTTGTAGCCTCTCTTCTTTCCCTAGTGGCAGCGTCGGCATAATTAGGAATAAAGCCTCCAGCTTTATTTCCCGAACTTAAGTTTGCTCCAACGCCTTTCCTAGATAAAGCGGGCGCTAAGGCAGCGGCGATTTGTTGAAGCTTTGCAGCCTCGAGAGTTTGCTGTTTAATTAGTCCTAAGATAATTTTCTCTTGTTGACTTCGAGTAGTTCCTTTCTTAAGCAGTTCGTCTTGAATGCTCTTATTTTGAGCAAGAACCATCAACAAGGATTGCTGGATTTGTTTTTGCTTTTGAGTTTCCGTGGTTACTCCGAGAACGCTTCTCAAACTATCTTTTGCAAATTTAAAAGCGTTCATGAACAATTTGCCAATAACAGCAGCAAACATAACTAAACCTGGACCAGTCAATATGTTACCCACTCCCGTAAGAAATCCTTTTGCAAAGGTATTACCTTCGTTTTCGCTATCGCCAAGCAATCCGCTCATCCAATCTGCGGCTCCCTTAATGGTTTCTAAGATTTTTCCTATACCTGGGGCAAGAGCTAGGTCGCCAATTTTTTTAGCTAATTCTTCGACAGCAAGACCAGCCTCAGTATAGGCTGCGGCAAATGTTTTGCTTAATATTTTATTTTTTTCTATAGCTTGGTCTGTTGCTTGAGAACTAATGCTGGTAGCCTTAGCCATGATCCCATTTTTATTTGCAGCGTCCCCGAGCACAGCCTTAAGGATATTAATTTGAAAAATGCCAGCGGTAGTTTGAGCTACTTGAGCTTTCTGTGCGTCACTTAGCGTATCAAATGTATTCGCGAGGTCGGTAAGGATTTTTTTAGCGCCCAGGGTCTTTCCTTCTACATCTCTGACCGCAATACCAACAGCCTCTAATTGCTTGAGCGTTTCTGGTTTTTGTATCCGAGTGAAAATAGTCTTAAGGGAATTTCCGATAACCGCTCCACCTCGAGCGGTTTTTTGTTGAGCGGCGGTAACCATGCCAATAAATTCATCGAGGTTTACTCCAGCGCTTTTTGCAGATGCTCCAGCGCGAGACAAAGCTTGCGCAAAATCTTCAGCGCTAACAGCAAATTTAACGTCAACCGCAGCAAACTTACTAACCAATTCTGTTGAATCTTTTACCTGATGACCAAAGGTATTCATGGCGGCGGTAAGATTAGTAACGGAGCTCGTGGCATCCATTCCAGTCAAGCGAGTAAGTATAAGGGCGTCTCTTGTTCGCTTTAGGGTTTCTTCTACGCTTAAACCCTGTCTTGCAAATTCTGTTGCAGCCTCAGATGCGACTTTAAAACTTTGAGCAGTTTCCCTTGCGACTTTAAATAATCCAGCACTAAATTTGTCTAAGCCTTGATTACTCAAGCCCATAACAACATTAATATTTGCTAAATGTTTTTCTACTTCTATTGTAGATTTAACCAAGCCCTTAAATGCGTCACTTATGGAATTAATAACCATAACAGAAGCACCAAAAGCAATAACACGAGAATTTGAAGCTTCTAAAGATTTGGTAAACTCGTCGGCACTACGCCTCATATTACCCAAGGGCTGGGTAACCCCCTTGTCATTAATATTAATCTTCAGTTTTCCAGATCGATTAATTCGATCTATAGCACTAAATACGTCTCGCTCCATTGGCGAGGTGTTAGCCCTGACTGTTACATTAACGCTCATACCTTATTCCGAGATAAAGTATTACACGTAAAGACTATTGTTCCACGCCTGAAAGTTTCATAAGGTCTTGCATAGAAAGGGTCCCTCCTTTTTTCTTTGCTTCTTCATGTAGATCAACGGAGCCAGGAGAGCCTAACCCTAGTTCTTGATAATCTTGCCTTGTAGCACCCACTAGAGTTGAGCCGTCACTTTGGCTAAACTTATCCTGAAGCTTCTCTTTTTCTTCTTTAGCGGTACTTGCATAATCCATTAGTGCTTGAGGGTCCTTTCTTATTTTTTCTGGAATATTCTCTTCGGACTCGAATATATTTTTAAATATTTTAGAATATACTATTAATTTAATTTGGCAATAAGTTAACTCACAAAAGGGCTTTCCAAAAAACTGCATACTATCTTCAGTGAAACCTAAATATGCAGTAAAAAAATCCTGAAGTATTAGATGTTGAATATTTTCCTCATTAATAGTAGAGAAGACTTGATTATATATTAAAACGACCTTATGAACTTCGGATGAAGTAAGGTAATCAAATTCCTTTTCAAGAAATAAAGGTCTAACTAAATCAGAATCCTTAAAGAAGCTTTTAATTATATAATAGTCATTAGTTCTTTCTAGTGCGTATTTCTCGCAAGTATTTCCCAGGAGAGCCTCCTTTTCTTGTTCTTTTTTTTGAATTTTTTCTCGAGATTCGGTGATCAATTTATCTTGAGATGCGAGATGAGAGGGGAGAACGATTTTGCTTTTGGCTTCAATTAAATTTTTTAAAAATACTCTCTCTTTTTCTAGACCAGCCTCCTCTGCATCTGTCCAGTCACCCTCCTCCCGAAGAAGGGAGAGCATCTCCTCCCTTGTGGGAACCCCTCTTTTGACAGCTTTATTGTAATAATTTTCTTCTATTTCTTCGATTTCAATTTGGTCGTGGGGAGTAAGATGTTTAATGTAAACACTTTGACCCTTATAATTCGAAGAGGAATATCCCCTTACAATATCCCTGAAGTTTTTTCTATAAGAAACTTTTTCCACGCATCAAACATTCCCCTCTTCAATATCCTGATCAAGGGACTTGAAGTCTTCTGGCGATACTGATCCTGCACTATAGTACCAATAACTAACAAACGCCGTAAGCTTGCCAGAAACCATGTCATAAAGCTCGTCCCCATTTTCCTCGAGATGGTAATACTGGTCAGTTTTTTCTTCGAAAGTTTCACCCAAAAATAAATCGCTAGCCTCGCTTTCGTCGTCTTTCCTTATCTGCGAGAGATGAAGCATGTACCAACTTATGGCTTTATTTTGAGCGCGAGCGTCTGCCGTGTGATTAAATAGCGAGGCGTAGGAGGTCTCCATGTCAATAATATCTTTTCTTGCATTCATTATTTGAGCAGAAAGCTCCTCAAGGCGCACCTTATCTTTGTCGGTCTGATTTTTTTTCAGCTGAAGTTTTTGAAATTCATTTGTAAGAGAGCTGTAATCGACATATTTATTAGCAAGAAACTTTGCATCATCTTCTGCTAACAGCCCTCCAGTGTCGGAGTATTTCTTTGCGAGCATCGCCTTAGTAAGGATGCCGCGCTTAATACATTTACTCATTTCTATACTGTATTCCAGTTCAGCTTCCTCCATTTCTCTGCGACTGGGAGATCGAATAATACATTGGTAAGGAATTAATTTCTCAACTTCTTTAGTGATACTAACGGTTTCTTTTTTTCCGTCCTTTCCTTCTTGAGTTTGCTCTTCAGTTTCCTTGACCGTTTCTTTTTTCTCCACAGTAAAACTATAGATTATTTTGTCCAGACTGGACTGGTCTTCTTCTTTTTTTGTTTTTGTTTTTGTTTTTGTTGCCATGCCTTGTACCTTATTTTAATGAGTAAATGTAAAATTTATAGTGAAGTTTTCAAATTCACCTTCTATATTCCTAATTGCTTCATTACCAATGTCAAGCGTACGCTTTCGTAAGTGCTGAAGCTTATCGTCGCAGAAGTAATCCGCTTGCTCAAGAAGGGCATCATATTCATCAGGCAAACTATCCCTTAGTTTGTCGAAGTTAATTTGATGCTCCTTTTGGAGGTCTTCCAACATCATAAGGAACCCTTTAAATAGAGCTACCGTATTCCGATGGCAATGCTTTTTAAAAATGCCTTCTGCGTCCATAAAACCTTATCCCGAGAAATTATACACTAAAAGAAAATAATTAAGTGTAAAAAAATCTATGACAAGCTTTCTTTCAGACGATGAAAAACTACATTTAGCTGCTCAATTCAAGCATCTTCACGACACCTTTGCAAGAGATATTGTAGTTTACAAGGAGGCGCAGAAAGTTATTATCAACACAGATCCCAATTACAATTATATATATAACAACTCTGGCCCAACAACGAGCGTGCAAAACGTTCCTCAGAAAAAAATATTCAAAGCAAGAGTGTTTTACGATTACAATAGAGAGATGGAGTATTTCGGAGAGGCAAATGCGCAAACAAAAGTAGAGAGAATTAGTGCGAATGACAGAGTTAGAATAAAATTAGAAAAAGCAGACTACAATTACATAAAAGAAGCGAAGCGAATAGAATTTGACGGAAGAATGTTTTTCATAGACTCCGATGCCCGAGCGCATGGCCTGTTTGATGTAGATTTTTATACATTATTTCTTAAACCCGTAGAATAATGCGTCGATCAAACAAATTAAAAAAAGAATTACAATCCCAAGTACTCAAGGATAGAAAAGTTAATAGAGAGCTCACCAAGTCTGCAACAGTCCATTTCTTGAGAGAAAAAAAAGCTATGCTTGCTAAATTTGATTTACATCCAGTGACAAGAGAGATACGCGGTGGGTCAAACGCCCCAAATATCTCAGGGACAATGCATAGCGGAAACCTTTTTGGGTTTATAGGTTTTTCGGCGGGATCAGATCCAATTTCTCCACTAAGATCGATTTTAGAAAAAATAAACATACGACCAAAATTTGAGCGGGAAAAAACTGGGGATAAAATATACATAGTAGATATACCTACCATGAAAGAGCTAAGTGCAGTTACCCCAATGCCTTGGGCAAGCGGAAGAAGCTGGCTGGAAGGAGTGGAGAGAGGGATGTCTGGTTTGGGTAGGTATTTAGATACAAAATCTCCACTTAGTCGCTCGGGAGGTGGAATCCAATCAAAACACACAGTAAAAGGCGGAGCATTTACAGGTGTAACATATTTAACTAACGGCGGAATATTGGATGAGTTTGCAGAATCTTTGATAAAACTATCCGACGGAAACCGAACAATAATTACCAACTAAAATGAAACCTCAGTTCCAACACGAAGTAACAACAAGCTTTGTTTTATGGCTGGATCACTATTTATTAGAAAAGGGAACGGCATTTAAGAATGTAACGAGTGATCTTTATTATCTAGAAGATGACAGGATGCCAGGGTTTCATACTTATTCTAGTCCATATAAGCAGTGGATATTTGACAAAAGCGTAACAGACTCCAAGGTGCCAGATAAAGTAACCTCTTCGACAGGAGACATTACTAGAAATGATGGCCTTATAATAGATTATGAAAACGGAAGGGTGTTATTGCCCTCGGATTCCTTTACTGCTTCGGAGAATTTAACTGCAACCTACTCAGTGAAAGACTTTAATGTATATGTAACAAATCAAACAGAAGAAGAGTTAATTACTGAAAGCAAATTTGAAACCAATAGTAGATTCAAACAGGAAGAATTTCCTATCAATCCCTACTCTCAAGTGCTGCCAGCGGTTTTCGTAAGCAATCAATTCGCAAGAAACCAACCTTTTTGTTTAGGTGGTGAAGATGAGACGATAATGGATGTGCGTTGTGTGGTCATGGCAGAGAACATGTATCAACTGGATGGAGTTTTATCTATTTTTGTAGATGCGAGCCAAGAAGTTTTTGGAAAAATAAAGTTTGAAGATCACCCTTTAACGGAGTATGGAGACTCTGTAGATTTTTTCTACAATTCACTTATCAGGGATAGAGTAATCGAAAGCAATCACAGAGACTTATGCTACATTGGATCTTCTACAGTTTCTAAACTTAGCGACAGAGTAAGCAAGAGAATAGATCCCACTTTGTTTGTAGGCTTTATAGACTTCTCAATTTCAAGCTACAGATTCCCCAGATTATAGTTCTCTTTTTGTTTAAACTGTTGTAATTATTTAAAAATCCCAATCTTTTAAGGAAAATATTATGGCAACTGCAAGAGCAAGAGTAATTTATCAAAGCGAAGCTTTGTACGTCGGGCAAAACGACGCGACGGGGTATCATTTTAGTGTGGGGGCCCCAGGCTGTCCACAAAGTAAGCGTACAGGAATCTTTCAAGAACCTAAAACAAAAAACGATTTAGGAGTTTTTGGCTACAAGGAAGACTCAAACAGTAGCGTTGCGGGCACGCTAGGTGGAGGCACAGAGCTGACAGACCTGGAGTTTCATACGGGAATCTCTCAGCTTCGAAGGGTACAGAACGCAAATTACAGCTTTACCGTAAACCGTCAAGACGTTAATCAATTTGGTCAGCTAGCTCGCATTGATGCAGTAGCAATTGACCCTCCTACAGTTTCCTTGGATTTTTCTTATTACCTAACAAATGGGGTCAATGAAACACTACTTGGCTTTAATGTTGAATCGGAAGCCAAAGATAAGGCGGGGACCGCGAAAAGCGCACTCAACACAAGGTTTCTAGAAGAAGGGAACCCTGATGGCAGAAATTATTTTATCTTAACAACCCCTCAAGGATCAGATGCAGTAGGTAATAATGACAACGAAACAGCGCATTCTGTTATTGCTCTTGGTAATGGATATGTTTCAAGTTATGGTTGCGAAGCCTCTGTTGGAGGTATGCCCACGGCTAATGTAACTGTTGAGGGTTTAAACCTTCGCTCTTATAATGGCTCAAAGGATTTGCCAGTTCCATCGGTTAATACAAATTATGGAACACCGATTACTGGAGTTGAATTTACGATTCCTCCCGCGATTAGTGGAGTATTGAATGATAGCGCTCCCCCACTTACTTCTCAAGATACTATTGTCTCTTCGGCAGGAACATCTGCAGTTAACGGCACTTATAAGTATTATGCGAGTAGTGATGCATGGGAATTGGGGCCAAAAGAATCGCTTACCATTACAATTAGTAACGTTGAAAACGGTGCGGATGTTGTAGAAGTAATGGTTGGCGCTCCAGTAAATAACGCTTCGGCCTCTACAAATCCTGCAGATGACAATACTGCCGCTTCGGAAATTGCCGCCGCAATTAATGGAGAAGGGGCATTGCCTGCAGGTGTTTCGGCAACTGCGTCGGACAATGTCGTTACTTTAGTTGGAGGCAGAGGAGACTTGCCAGCTATAACAGTTGGCGCGGGACAGTCTGATGCAAATGGAGGCGACCTTTCAACTGTAATTTCTTCGACAACAGACAGTCGAGACTATGCAGTTTGGCTGGCAGCCAGTGATCATTCTCTATATGAAGCAGGAAAGCATGCGGATTACGCAGGCAAATACATCTTGACCGACTCAGCTAATTCTTTGGTTTATTCCGCAAACAAAAACGGAGTAGTAGGTTTGGCGGAGAGCTCTGCAGAACCTTATGGAAATTCTGACTACTGGACTGCGGTTGGCGGTTCTGGTAGCGATCCAACACCATCTGTACTCAACGACTCTCAGATTGGTCTTGAGAAAGAAGGTTGGTCATGCCTACGACCAGGAGACATCACTCTGAAGCTTGGAACGAATGGGCGAGCCTCCCTAATGGAAAGGCTTCCTTCCGCAGATCCAATTGCGGATTACAACGCAGGCTCCTGTCATATTCAAAATTTCTCCATCGATCTCCCTGTAGGTCGGACACCTCTACAAAGACTTGGAACTCCTTATGGATATACTCGGGTTATTGACTTTCCTGTAACAATTACAGTTAGTTGTTCCGCGATCCTTGCGGACCTTAAGGACGGAAATGTTGCCGATCTACTTTTCGAATACGAAAATCACGACCTAGAGTTCACCTTGCGAGAGCCTCACCCCTATGGAATAGGCGATATCGCAATGAAGTATATTGTAAAAGGGGCGCAGCTAGAATCAGAATCATTTAGCTCCTCTATTGGAGACAATAAAACGGTTGATCTAACTTGGACCGCTCAAGTTGGTGGGCCAGAAGATAAGCAACGCGGGATTCAAATCGTAGGATCTCGTAACGCTCTTACCATTGAAGATGGATTTGCTTTGCCAGAAATAACCTAAAGTTTAAGAAGACAAGGCAATAAAAACCCGCTCTTTAATTAGGGCGGGTTTTTTATTTAATCTATTAGATTTATTTCAATAACCTTAAGGTGGACTTGTGAACCATTATAAGGGCTAGTCCATGAGCTATCCTGCGAAATGTAAGGGGAATTATTTTGAGCAAAATGAAAGAAATCATTAGTACAATAATCAGGCCACCATTGATCGCCAGGCTGACAAGGAGTTAATGCTGAAGAATTTTCAACAAATGCGCTCCAATTGGCATTGGCAATTGAATTAGGCCTACCTTCGAGTCGCCATCCGATACCTTCGCCTCTATAATATATTCGCGCGGCAATTTTGTGATCAGGGTGAGGATCTCCATCATACCAAGGTTGCCCCATGTTTCTGCGAGCTTCAAATCGATGACCATTATACTGAACTATATCGCCTGGAGCATATGGAGCGTTAGCCTCCCATGGCAAGTCTTCGGGTTGCGGGTTAATTGAATTACTTGTAGTGGTGTCTGTCCACCAGTAGTCTCCGCCAATAGGCGGTTCCGCGTTCCAGATCTCCTTCTTATTGGGCGGTGGATTTTGAAGTTCGTAATAAGAGCTATCTATTAATTTATAAGTACCAAACAAGCTAGTATCGTAAACCCAACTATTTGGCCAACGACCCCAGTCAGGAACTTCGGCCTCTAATTTTATTTCGTCATAAAGAAATACAGGAGGAACTTTATCTTTATAAACAAACGACATTCCAGTCACAGGAGTAACCTCAAAAACAAAGTTCGTACTCACTGTTGCGGAATCTCCTATACTGGCAGAAAAATTCTCAGACTTTAATTTAGCATGATCAATTTGCATAGATGCAATGTCAAATGATTCCCATACAGCAGAAGACGCATACATATTTCCTGTAGTAGAGGGGTCTCTAGCTAAATGAGTGAGCTTAACTGTATAATCAGAATCATGACTAAAAACATTCTCAAGTTTTGTGTCAGTATTAAACTCCCTTAATATATATTCCAAAGAAAGGCTCCCAACAACAGGATATTTTATTTTTCTATCAAAGACATAGCTATTACCAAGTCCTTGAACGTCGGAGCGGGCGAAATCAAGAGTGATATTTGCACTCTGAATTGCAACATCATCACTGTCAAGAACCAGAGTACTAAAGCCTTGAGGATCGTTTTTAATAACGTCCACCTTGATTTCCCCAGGCTTTATGACACTAACCTCATTAAGCTCTTTAAACCCTGCATCTTTAAACTTTATCCCCGAGACGGGGTTTGGAGAAAAGAAAGAGCTCTTCATCTCGTTTGTGTTTTGAGGGTTAACGCTAGGAAATTGGATTGCAGAATGCCCATCGTATATATCAAAGCTTGCATTACTACATTTGTAAGAAAGCTGACATTCTGGAAATTGACCAACCGCAGCGTTATAGGAGTATTGCGTCAAGTAAGCATTACCAAAGCCCAGGACATCAAATCCAGATAAGTTTACCCCGCTTTCAATAATATCCTCTCGAGAAGATGCCTTCGAACCAAGTATAATAATATTAATATCGTCTTTATATCCAGGAGTTTTTTTTGCATTATAATCAGCTTGAAGCATCTGACCAACTGGAGAGAATCCTATAGCCTCTTCGTTTTCTCCGCTTGAAAAAAAATATTTTATATTTAAATCTACAGTAGGTTGAGTGACAGAGGGCAACCTTTTTATGCCGTTCGAGTCGGGAGCAGACTTCACAAATTCGTACGAATTCATTTGCTTGATCGTCTTTTTATTTACGTCAAATCCATAGTCTATGGATTGAATTCTTTTAATGGGAGTCAAGCTTCCAGCGTTAGCATTAGAGGCTGGCGCGTCACTAACAAGCGCAGCCATTCTTTCATACGTTAATCTTGCTCTCTTGCCTTGTCCCATGTATCTTCTTTACACTTTTAAAGTTTTTTATATAGTCTTTTTTTTATTGGTGTATTATATAAAAGGTGTAGTGCCCTTTTTAGTCATGGCAAATAGCAGAATTTCAGACCTTAATAAGATTTTATCCTTAGACCCCTCTAATGACGTACAAGGAAGTGGAATGTTTCTTGTTGCGAATAAAAAAGTTGGATGCGAACATATTGAATATAGAGATCTAAAGAAAACGATTACAGATCATACTGTTTTTACCACAGGAGATCAGCTTAACATCATGGGAAACAAGACCTTCAAGGGAACTGTAACCTTTGAGGGAGGGCATACAGATGGCTCAACGGGACCGCTTTCGGATTTGGCAAACGATTTGTTTTCAACGGGCCAGCTCTTAACCAACGCCCTTACAGCCCTAGATTTAGATCATGACGCAGATTCAATTAAAACTAATTTATTCAATACTGGACAACTACTTTATAATAAGGCAGTTTCGAATAGCGCCTTTGAGGTAAGCCTATTTGCCACAGGCCAAAGCTTAAACCAGAAGATACTATCTGAAACACAAGCTCGGGTTGCGGCAAACAACGCCGCTGCGATCAGTTTATTTAATACAGGACAACTACTTGCTTCTCGCCATGAGGTAGATACGCTAACTGCGGAGACTGCAATAAAATCACCCTTAATATCAGGAACAATCATAGAAGCTTCGGCGAGCGAGCTTTCTATCACTGGAAAAGAGGTTAATATTTCTGGTGCTGATAAATTTTCGATATCGGAATTTAACAGCGTTACGGTAAATAGTTCAGAAGACCTAAATACTTCGAGCAGCATCATTAATAATACCGCAACGACGAATTATAACATATCTTCCCCTGTTGTTACAATAGGAGAAGATGTTTTTATTAAAGGAGATTTATTTGTTTCAGGAGAAACTGTAACTTTTGATGTAGGAACTTTGTCCATTGAGGATAAAACCATAGAACTTGCAGTTTCAACAACTGGCGCTGACGGAACTGCAGCTACAGCGGAAACTAACGATGCGACGGCTGATGGAGCAGGCCTCATAGTAAAGTCATCCGAAGGAGATAAGACTTGGCTTTGGGAGAAAGATACATTAAGTTGGGAATCGAATCAAATCATTTCGGCAGAGGGAAGCTTGATCATTAAAAACCCTACCCTTCCACCTGTAGAATCGAATGCGGCAGAAGGAGAAATTGGAGAGATGAGATGGGACGATAACTTTCTTTATATTAAAACCACGAACGGCTGGCGCAGAGCATTATTAATGGATTGGGGAGCATAATATGGCAAACAAAAAAATATTTTTATCAAAAGACGCGAGTACCTACGATCCAGCAGAAGCAATATTTGGATTTCAGAGCGCTCCCATCAACGAGTCAACAGTAACCATTATTTCTGCATGCAATAATATATCAGTTACATATATGGCGATTAGCGATGGAGGGTCCCTTGTGTCAACGGACCCCTATGTTGTAAAGTTTCATAATGGATCAAGCGAAAGCGGCGATGAAGCAGAGGCTGCAAAAGCAGGAGCAAACTTTATGAATGCGATCTTAAGCGGGCCACATGGCCCGCCGAATGGCGCAGGGCCTCATTACGATTCTTTTATAGTAACTTCAGAGGTTATAAACAAAGGAATTATAGTAGGAAATATTACAGCGGTTAAATTAGTCCAAAAAAAAGCGGGAGAAGCAGGAAATACGGCTATAGCCTACACGAATGGCTTTCATTTTAATCTCCACGACGACCATAAGCCGTGGGAATTTGTTAGTGGATTTGATCACTTAAATCATCGCGGACCAAGAACAAATCCAAATGATTGTCTACCCGAGGCGGCCCAAGCCGAGTGGCCTATGTCCATGAGCTCGGAAGGAGATATCCTCTTTTCATTCAAGGCTGGCGGAATAGACCCTACAACAAGTGGGGATTTTGCAACAAAGCATTATGTAGATACTAATGATGACACAATTAAGGTCAGCCTATTTGCAACGGGGCAACTATTAAATAACCTTATAGAGCAAGAGGGTGCTGATTGGCGAGGGAGCGACAATCACCTCAACGACGTTAAGGCAGACAAGGTCAGCCTATTCGCAACGGGACAACTTCTCAATCAGTCAATCGTAAGTGAAGCGGCAACTCGCGCCGCCAACGACACGACCCTCATGAATACCAAAGCGGATAAGGTTAGTTTATTTGCGACAGGGGTAACACTAGCGAACAGCATCAGAAATGAGATGGTGACGAGGGCGTCCGAGGATATAATTTGGAACAATACCATACAAGCAAGCCTTTTCGCAACAGGCCAACTCCTGACGAGCACTAAGGCAGACAAGGTCAGCCTGTTCGCAACGGGGCAAACGCTCAATACTAGAGTAAATCAAACCAGCATGCAACTTGCCACGATTACGTCTTGGTTAATAGATACGGGGCAAAAATGCTCCATGCAAGCGGAAGAATGTATGGTATCCATTGGGAATACAAATACCAATTTAGCTACAACAGGAGAGACAATCTATAACATTTTCCTTAGTGAAGCTGCGACTCGCGCCAGTCAAGATGCGACAATCATGGATCTCTTTGGAGACGTCTCTTCGGACCTTGAGGATACCAAGGTTAGTTTATTTACTACGGGTCAATTAATGGCCAATAACCTAGCTACGACAGGAGAGACAATCTATAACATTTTCCTTAGTGAAGCTGCGACCCGAGCTAGTCAAGATGCGACAATCATGGATCTCTTTGGAGATGTCTCTTCAGACCTTGAGGATACCAAGGTTAGTTTGTTTGCTACGGGTCAGTTAATGTCTACTGTTACTGCAGTTAGCCTATTTGCAACGGGTCAAGAACTGTACGGATCTATCGTAAATGAAGCGGCAACTCGCGCTGCCAACGATGCAACCCTAATGAATACTAAGGCAGACAAGGTCAGCCTATTCGCAACGGGACAAGGCCTCAATCAGTCAATCGTAAGTGAAGCGGCAACTCGCGCTGCCAACGATGCAACCCTAATGAATACTAAGGCAGACAAGGTCAGCCTATTCGCAACGGGACAAGGCCTCAATCAGTCAATCGTAAGTGAAGCGGCAACTCGTGCCGCTTACGATGCGACCTTAAGTAATGACGTTATTGAACTGCAGGCTGCCTCTGGATACTATACAAGTCAACACGTAATGACTTTCGGAGACCAGTCTATAACTGGCCAGAAAAGCTTTGTGGAAGGGGTGGACATGGGGTATCCCCTAAACGTTAAGTTGGGCTCCGCCCTTCATGTTGACGCAATCAATATAATTGAAACAGCAGACAATCGATTTACTATTGGAGCAGACTATATTGGGGATCAGGACAAAAATAGATTATACATATCCTCTAGGGGCACAAATTGGGGAGCAAGAACCCCGCCAGAAGTTGCAGAAAACATTTTATCGATTCAGGCAAACGGCAACGTAGGTATAGGGGTTGCTCGCCCCGTTTATAAACTTCAAGTGAATGGACCAGTACACGGAATCGGTTTTGTCAATATGTCGGACGAGAGATATAAGAAAAATATTAATATAATAGATAGCGCATTAGATAAGGTTACTTCAATAGAAGGGGTAACCTTTAAGTGGGATGCAGACTCCTATCCCTATAATGCACCAGAAGGGGTTCAGTTGGGACTAATAGCTCAACAAGTAGAAAATTCAGTTCCAGATGTAGTAATTACAGATGAAAATGGAGACAAATCAATTTGTTACGACAGACTAATACCTCTATTAGTCGAAGCAGTGAAAGAACAACAGCAAACAATAGAGGACCTCAAGATCGAGGTTGAAGATCTAAAAAATAAGTAATTTAGACTTGACTTTCTTCTCCCCGTAATGTATTATAGGGGAATGAAAAATTTGTTGGAGAATACAAAAACCTACTTAGTTGGCCACATGCAATATGTTAGTGGTCGAGACTGGAGAGCAGAAGTTACGGAAAAGCTTAATCCTCTAGGGGTGACATGCTTTGATCCGTATAATAAACCTTTCATGAAAGATGTTGAAGAAGACGAGGGCACTCGTGAGGAGATGGAGGTCTGGATGAGAACAAAACAATATGACAGGGTGACAGAAAGAATGAAGACGGTTCGATCTTATGATTTGAATCTTGTTGACCGCTCAGATTTTATTGTAGCTCATCTAGTTCCAGATGTTGCTTCTTGGGGTTCCGCAGAAGAGATCGTGACAGCAGTAAGAATGAAGAAGCCAATTTTTGTTAGCATGGAAGGAGGGAAATCAAAAACCCCCCTTTGGATGTTGGGCATGTTTCCACATAAATATATATACAATAACCTGGACGAGATAGTGGAAATGCTTTATGCCATAGACAATGGAGACAAGCAGATTGACTCGGACAGATGGAGACTACTAAGAAAGGAGTTCAGATGATAGAAATATTAGCAGCGCCAGACAAAAGTTACATGGAATTTTTTCCAGGAGATTGGATTGTATTTGGATTATTAATATCGATTGTATGGGCAATTAAACATGGTTGCGGTTATACTGATGACAATCAATGAAAACATTAAAGTATTCTGACATTTGCCTTACCCCAGCTTATGGGATTTGCGAGTCAAGGTCAGATGTGTCAACATTTGTCACATTCGGGCCTCAACAATTTCGCCTACCCGTAGTTCCAGCAAACATGAAGGCAGTGATTAGCGAGGACATTGCTCAATGGATGAGCGAGGCTCGTTATTTTTATATCATGCATAGATTTGATATAGATATACTTAAGTTTGTGCAACGAGCAAATGATGAAGATTGGCAGACAATCTCCATTAGTGTGGGAGTGAAAGATGAAGATCTTAATTTTTTAATCAAAGCAAGCTCACTAAAACTAAGAATAGATTATATTACCATCGATATTGCGCATGGACACTCTTCCAACATGAAGAAGGCGATTGAAAAGGTAAGGAGATGCTATCCAAATACATACCTGATCGCAGGGAATGTTGCAACGAGAGCAGCGGTAAGCAATCTAAATTCATGGGGAGCGGACTGCGTTAAGGTTGGAATAGGTCAGGGCTCTCCATGCACGACAAAAGATAAAACTGGATTTACTATGCCAATGTTTTCTTGCACTATGAACTGCGCCTCTACAGTACAAAGCGGTCCAGATTGGTTTGATAGCTCGGGAGATTATAAAAAAATACCAATCATTGCTGACGGAGGAGTTGCTTGTAATGGGGATATAGCAAAGGCATTGGTTGCTGGAGCAAAAATGGTAATGGCAGGAGGATTGTTCGCGAAATGCTCAGACAGTCCAGCAGAAACAATTAAAATGGAGGGGCAAGTATATAAAGCCTATTTTGGATCAGCGAGTGAGCAAAATAAAGGCCACAACAACCACATAGAAGGAACCCTTAAGAATCTTTCTTCAAGTGGAATGAGCTATAAAACAAAACTTCTTGAAATAGGACAAGACCTTCAGTCTGCAATTAGCTATGCAGGAGGAATGAAAATAGAGGATCTAAAAGGGACAAAATATGAGCTCTGTTGATATTGTCTACGCAAATGCCAATCATGAGGATGACATCAAAGAAATGCTCGGCCTATTTTTTGAGACAGATTTTGCATCAGTATCTTATTTAAATACCCAACACAATGTAGATCAATACTATACACACGTAATCCTCCCACTAATAATGAGAGGGGACCCTGTTCTTCTTGCCATAAAAGACGGGGAAGCAGTAGGGCTTAACTGTTTAAGCACAGAGTTGAACGAGCATTACGACTTAAAATACAAGACCATACATGGAATCATGACATTTATAAAAGAGGGATACAGGCGAAAAGGAATAGCCATGAGCATGAAGCAGTATTTATTTAAATGGGTCAAAAGAATGGGGTACGAACGAGCGATAGGAGAGTGGGTTGGAGATAATGTTGCGAGCCATGCCCATTCAGATGCAGCAGTAAAAGAGTTTAATGCAACCATAGATAGAAAGTCAACACAATATGTCGTTAAGTTGTAATAGTTTTTTTTCTGAAGTTTATAAAGATCTTACAGGAAATGATTCAAACAAAAATATAGATCATTTTTTAAATGAGCTATGCAAACTTTTTGTTCGATTTGAAGCGAACGATGTAGAGCCTCCAAGCTCTTGTGTTTTAGCGATGACAGCGAATTGCGGCGCCACATTTGCGCAGTCCGCATCCTCTGCATTAAACTGCGTGACAGATAAGCACTTGTTGTTTTCCCGTATTTCAGACTTTATCGAGGACAATTGGAAGAAAGACCCCAAGCTTGTTGCAGAGACTTCTCGAATAAAAGGCAAGAAAATTCCAGGCTTTGGACACCCTTCAATAAAGGGAGAGGACGAAAGAGTTTTAAAAATTATTTCACTTGCCAAGGAACTAAAATTTGATTGCCCAAGACTTTTGTTTGTCGAGCAATTAAGTTTAGAATTAAAACCTTATCTTAACGTAGGGGGCGCAACATCAGCGGCACTCTTGGATTTAGGATTCAACAGGGACAATGTTGTTTATTTTCCCATCATCTCTCGCATGTTTGGGTGGCTCAAAATATATCTTGCCCTAGATAAACAAAAAGACTCACTACTTCCATCAGATATTTTCATTGAAAAATACAAAGAAATATTCAGTAAAAAGTAATTTACTCACGCTCTTTCAAAATGAAGAGCTTCAATATTTTTTAGGCTCAAGAGATAGACTTAAAGAATCCTCAACATGTCTGACGGGCTGGGGAGTTGACTATAATAAAAGTGAAGTAACTTCCCTTAAGGTTTATCATAAGATTTTTGATAAAGACCTCAGAAATATTTCCTTTTTTACTCGGTGGTTTTTTAAGGATTTTATACATGGGAGAGACGTGCTCAACTCCAGCATTCATAATGCAAGCAAATCGCTTTTAACCTCAAAAGGCGGGCTTGGAGGAATTAATTTTGCAATAAAGGTCCCCTTTTACTCAAAGCCAACTAAGGCATTCTATATTAAACAAAAAAAAGGAGAGGTTAAAGTAATAAATTTTAAGAAAGGCCCTCTTGAACAAAGAAAATATAATTATTTATTTAATAAAATACTCATAAAGCTTTTAGCTTGGAGGTATGACTTAAATCTTCCTGACACTCAACACGGAATAGAATATTCCATAAGAGAGGGGAAGCTCTTTGCGTCGGTTTACCCAAACTATAAGCTGCAAAAAGATTCTCTTTTTAGTTTTCTACAGGACATTTATTGGCAACTATCTCAGCATGACCCGTGGCCGATAGAAAATGAAATTGTAAAAGCAATAGCCAGCATGTTTCCCCCAAACATCCCAATAACAAAAGGGTATATCTCTGGAGACAATGAAAGAAAAATATTTTTTGGCGCAATAGAGGATGTTTAAAATTACCATTCCCTAGAAATGAAAAAAAATTTTCGAGAAAAAGTGCAGGACAGTGGACGATATACGCTAGGCTCTGAGATCGTTCAAGCGAGAGAGTACCATATTTAAATTTTCAGGAACAAGCTTATCTATAATTAGATTCGCGCGCGCGAGGCCGATCCTAAAGCCAACAACCTCTTCGTCCAGCGAAACTATTTCTTCTACAAAATCAAGCGCGCCATATCTCTTAAGCCATTGATAATAAATATCTTTAGATGAGCGTTCGCATTCAACGAGTACTTCTTTTTTAATAAAAATGCTTACATACATAGAAGTGTCCCTAAAAGAGTGAACCCAACTTGGAGGCTCAGTTAATCTCGCATCAACAATTATAGGCATAAAATATTTTACACATTTCTCTTGACTTTATCCTCAAGTTATGCTACTATATATCATCATTAAAAATTAAACCCAAGATTATTAAAATGTCAGAAACAAATACAGAAAAACAAAACGAATGGAAGAGCAGAGAGCTTGGAGCCCTTTGGATTAAAGAGGGTCGCAATCAAAAGTTCCTCTCTGGCCATGTAACACTAGAAGACATGCCTGGAGTAACCAGTAAGGTTAAGGTTGTTGTGTTCTCGAACAAAGGGAAGACTGAAAATGAGCGCGCGCCAGATTATGTAATCTATCGTTCCGTTGATTTGGATTCGGCAGAATCTACTGAAACCTCAGCATCAACCGAAGCTTCTACAGAGACGACGGAGGCTTCTGATGAGGAAATTCCAGCATCTCTAGTGTAAACAATTATGTTCTTTGAAATGGGGGCGTCACGGAATCGATTGGCGTTCTATAATATAGTCGCAAGTCGGAGATGTGTCTGGCTCCGTAATCAAGACGCAAAAGCTAAAAATGGCGAAAGTTATGATAGCACTGAGATTCTTTCTTTCGAGGAAGATCTCGCAATGGCAGCTTAAAGTTGTCTCCTCTTCTCTTCTGACGCAGATAGGATAAGATAGAGGCCACCATCTGCAAAACAGAAAAGGTTTACTTGTTCATAAACTGTAAATAATTGTAACAAGAAGTTAGATGTTAATATCAACAACTTAAAAGGAAATTAACTAAACTCGTAGAAGCTATATTAGAAAACGAACAAGACGCGGGTTCAACTCCCGCCGCCTCCACCATTTATGTTTAAAAAAATAAAATCATTCTTTTCTAAGAAAGATAAAATCAAGAATGATCTTGATGATGTAAACAATATCCAAAGAACAATAGGGGATTTTGTAACCCCTCTTTTAGAGAAATATGCAAGACATAAAAGGGAAAAACCATCTGAAATTTCAGAAGAAGACTGGAGACACATAATGGAGTGCATTCAGTTCTCTTTTTCTTCGCTTCAAAACGATAAAAGTTATTTTAACAAAAAGAAAGAAGTTAAACATAAAAAAAAGATTAAAAAAGGTTTAATTCTTTTCGCTCACCACATAGACAAATTCTAAATATAAGTGTACGAAACATTATGTGCATGTACAAAATTCAATACGAAATACATGACGGCGACAAAAAAGTTGAACACTCTAGGTATTACCATGCAGTTAATCAAGACACAGCAAAAGAAATGCTGGAAGAGACCTGGAGAGAGGGGTCGCTAGTAGGATACCCTCATCCAGAGATTACTGAAATATCTGAAGTAAAGTCTTTTCGCAAAAAAGAAAAACAAGAACAACTTTAAATCTCCGTACAATTTTTCAACTAACGTCTTGATTTTAAAGAGTTAAGACATACTATTATACATCACTAAATTATGAAAGAAGAAAATAAAGAAAAAGCAACAGTAGCAATCGCAAACTCGATTCTTGGGCAAATTACCCTCTCGGACGTTTTACAACTTGTTCAAGGAAACGTACTTCAGCAGGCAAAAACCCATGTTGAGGAAATGGGAGACGAAGAGCTAGAGAATCTGATCAGTAAGCTCGAGACTGAAGGAGGGGAGCCTCAAGAAGAGTCTCAAGCAGAAGCTGAAGAAAGCCTTCAGGCTGTAAGTGATGAAGAGTAAGAAAAAAACAAAGGAAGTCTACGTCGTTACGAGAAACGGTAGGCGCGTAGAGCAAGAGAATTATTTCAGCGAGGGGGCAGCGAAAGAAAGAGCTACCACCCTTAGAAAAGTATTGAAAAAGTGGAACGATTCAGACGCGACAAAGGTAGAGATCGTCCGCACGACGCAACCTTATAAAGTATGGTAGACGGTGACAATGTATTTAATGAATTAGCAAAATTAAGAAAATATAAAATCCTTAAAGTCACCAAGGAAGATAGAAAAAAATTTATCAGTCATAGACTTAAAGGAATCTCCGCAACGGGGAAAGAAGTAACCTTCACGATTTTCTTACGAAAGCAATTCAAGCCCTCGAAGTATTCTGATAATTGGACGTGGGTTGAATTTTGGAACAGAAGGCCGAGAGGCTCTGATCCAGGGAGAGTTGGTTGGATTTACGGAAAGGCTCATTTTATCGCATTTGAAACAACTAAATCATTCATAATAGTTTCGTCAAAAACCTTAATGAAATTTTTAAATACTTCTGGAAAAGTAAGATACGATCTCCCCTATGTTCATGAGCCAAAGTATGCACGATATAAAGTATTAAGAGATAAAAAAGGAAGGGAATCTACTCAAATAAACTTTAGGGACGTTAAAAAGCTAGAAGGAGTAAAAATATGGGACAAAGAGTGAAATGGCAGAATCTTTAAATATAATTTTTTCCAGCTTTTGGACATGGGGAGGAACAATTGTTTTAATACTTGCGTTTGGAAATGCTTTAGCGCTACCGTTTTATTGGTATTATAGATTAAAACAGCAACAATTAACCAAAAGTTATTGGGAATTAACTGGAAAATATAATTAATGGCATCTCAAGAAGATTTAGATCGGGCGTACATGGACATGGCGCTAAGGTGGTCAGAATTGTCTTACGCAAAGAGAAAAAAGGTTGGATGTTTAATTGTAAAAAATGGAGCGATTATTTCGGATGGATACAATGGAATGCCTAGTGGATTTACAAATAACTGCGAAACAATCAAATCAAGCGACAGGCCAATAGTAGTTGACGATGAAGGCAACCTAGTAGAAGGAACATATGAATTAATAACTAAACCCGAGGTCTTGCATGCGGAAAGTAATGCAATAACAAAATTAGCAAAATCAACACAATCCAGTATAAATTCAACAATGTATATAACAATATCACCCTGCGTGGACTGTGCAAAACTCATAATTCAATCGGGAATTTCAAGAGTCGCATACAGGGAATTATATAGAGATAAAAAGGGGATAAATTTATTAGAAATGGCAAACATACAGGTAAATCAAATATGAAAGAATTAATTAGATCAATTATTGAAAGGTACGGGAAACTAAATCCCTCTTTGGATGACGAAGATTTTGTAGAAATGCTGTCTTCAGAAATCGCAGATGAATTAATATCAACAATAAAAGAAACGGAAAAGTTAATTAAAGATGAAAAACTGCAAGAAAAAGAATGAAGGAAAAGCGGGAACGCAAGCAGTAATTGATTATTGCTTAAACAGATTTTGCCCACCTATAATTATTGCCTTCCTACTTTGGAGCAACTTTGAAGCAACAGACTGGGCGCCCTATTTTATTATGGGTCTTGTATTATTTGCGGAAAGGTTTCACTTTAATGTAGGATATTCAGTAGCGTTTTGCGAGAAACGAGGTTTGATTAAAGATGAAGGTTAGAGATTTAATCTCTCACCTTGAAGAAATAAACCCTAATTTAGAGGTCTGCTGTTGCGATACCAATGGCGACGTTGAACCCATTAGTGGCGCCCTAGACAGAGAGAAGATAGCTTATCTAGTCAGGGAGCCAAAACCGTGGAACGGAGGAGAAGATTACTATGAGTATTGGACTCTTCATCCAGCAGACCTTGAGATTTTAGAAAAAAGGGAAGTGTTTATTGTATGGTAGAAATTTCATTACTTAGTTTTATTATAACAGTAATACTAATTCTCTTTCTGCGAGAATCTCATTTAAGAAAAGCTTCTCAACAGAAATACAAAAAACTCCTCTCACAAAAGAAAAGCAGTGAAACTAGAATTGGACATATATCAGAAACGATAGCTCCATTTTTAAATCAATTCGAATTCAACCCAGAGGATTGCAGTTTCCTAGGTAAACCTATAGATTATATAGCATTTGAAGAAAAAGGGATAACGATCATAGAAGTAAAGAGCGGCAAGGCACGACTGACAAAAAAACAGAGAGAGATTAGGGACTTAATAAAAGATGGAAAAGTATACTGGAAAGAAATCAGAATTGAATAATTCACTTGACATTCTTCTTGAGATATAGTATAATTACGACTTTAATTTCATTATGAAAACTAAAACAAAACTAACAGCACTTCTTGTTGCCCTGATTTTGGGTGCAGGAGTTTTTAATATTAACGCCGAAGAACCTTCAGCTTTTGGAGGTAAAGTGGGAACTAAATATTCCTCAGATTACTTTCGAAGGGGAGCAAGTTTCTCAGATGAAGCGATCCAAGCACAGGTAGGGTTTTCTACAAATCTTTCTGGAGTTCAAGTCTTTGGAGATTTTTTCACAAACCAAAGCACAGCATCGGAAGGTTCTAATACCGATGAGGCAACGGTTGGTCTTGGGTATTCTTTTCTTGAAGACAGGCTTAGTACTTACGTTGGTGTTTACAACACTGACAATAGTGCGCTTTCTGACTCTACCCTCGAAGGATTCCTTGCGGTATCAGTAAATACGCTTCTAGATCCTACAGTGTTTATTTATCAGGATACGGAAGAAAGCCTTCAAACATTTGAAGGGCAATTGAGTCATGAGTTTGATATTAACGTGGCAACGCTTGAACTCGCAGGAGTTCTGGGATCCACAGATACTCTAGCGGTAGATAATCAAACATACACAGCGCTAACGACTACAATTTCTCGAAGCTTCAATGAGAGTCTTAATGTTTATGCAGACGTATCATTATCTGATACAGATTATCGCTCAAACGAGACGGCTTGGGGAGTTGGCCTAAGCCTAAGATTTTAACCCTAAAACTCAACATAATATATGAACCAAGTAGTAGAAACAGTTAGGTCTGCCATCGGTGGGCTATTCACAGTACTAATCTCAATCGTTGGACTTCTTGTGCTCGCACAGGTAGTGTTCGGCGAAGCAGCAGGCATGAATGTCATCTCGAACCTGCAAAGCATCGTTAATGGCTTTGTCGGTGAAGGGGCCAGCCTAGCAGGGCTAATTACCCTATTGTTGGTCATTGGACTCCTGCAAAAACAGGAACAAGCCAAGAAGTAAAATAGACGAGATAGGGATACATAGGGCGTGCTCGAAAGGGCGCGCCCTATTGTTATTTAAATATTCATTAAATCGTGTACTATAATATGAATGGATGACGACTTTCATATTAGTGGTCCAAGAGACTATGATGAACAAACTGATGCCTTTAGGTTTGAGCTTGACGATATAGTAAATCGATATCTTCAAGAGTTTGATATCAATACTTTTGTAATGATCGGTGCGTTGCAGGAAAAAATAAAAGAATTAATTGATTCAGGAAATTGCGACATGGGAGATGAAATGCTAGGAGGAGAAGGAGAGGAGTGGAGTTAATATTTTGCCACCTTAGCTCAGCTGGTAGAGCACTTCACTTGTAATGAAGATGTCGTCGGTTCGATCCCGACAGGTGGCTCCAATTTATAGATTTTTTAGAATTAAATAATATCATATAATATGAGCGATGACAACGGCAGCACTAAAGAGTTTGGAGATTGGTGCAAGAAAAAAAAGATTGGAATGAAGGGTGAAAACGGAAAGGGAGATTCCCGCCGACCAGTAGACGAAGACATCTACAGGTCTAATTATGATAGAATTTTTCGAAAACCCAAAAATCAAGAAAAAAAAATTCAGAAAAATCATTGAGCAGTGGACGATAGACAAAAAAGGTACGCAGGCACACCTAAGGGGGAGAAAGCGATACAGCGCGCAAGAGAAGCATATGACAAAAGAGATTTAGAGAGAAGGCGAAAGCAAAAGCGGGAATATATGCGAAGAAAGAGAGAACAGGATCCAGGATACTGTAAGTGGAAATAATACATTTTAGCAAACCGCTCGCAGAAATGGCTTGACTTTTGTCAAATAATTTGCTATACTGTTATCTATTATGAAAATGCACCCAGAAGATAAAACTGGAGACTGCTATCGACGCGGTTTGCAGGCAGAAGAAATTTTTACAGATATTATGGAGAGTAACGGATATGCCGCCAGGCAAGCTACTCCACATGAGGACGGAAGAAAGCATATAGATACTTTTCTCGAAAAAGACGGTGAAACCCACAGCTATCAAGTAAAAGGGTTAAGGAAGTTTTTTCGGAGAAGCAAATATTACAACAACTCTCATGCTCTTTTGGAAATATCAAAAAATCAAGGAAAGCGAGACGGCACAGCTTTTACCACAGAATCAGACTATATGGTCTTTTTCAGAAAAGGCGAGTTTTTAGTTTTTTCAACAAAAGGACTGCGCGAGGTTTGCGAGAAATACGTAAAATTCAATGAAAGCGTGGGATATAATGATTATGAAGATTTTAAGCTAAAATTAAGAAAAAGTGGAGGATGGAATGGCCGAGCAAAGAGAATTGAAGAGCTTACCATAATTCCCTATTCCTTTCTTAAGGAAAAGTTGAAATATAAAAGGTACGAACATTCGTATTATAAAAACTATAAAACACAAGATATTTGCGAGAGTTAGAGAAAATGATTTAGTGTACATATAAATGTGATAAGATTTTTGCCAATGCTGCTTTTATGTGGTTGTGTTACTACCCACGACCCTCAGCCAGCAGATACGGAATTTGATGAGAGTAAAAGGGATTGGCTAGAAGTTTATAGACACGAAATTAAGGCTGCGGTAGAGAACGAAGACGAAGGAGCTTATCATTTTTTCTTTCAACAGTATATGAGAGAGCGAATTCGTCAGTATAAAGAGCAACGGAGCAATGCTGAGTAAGTATACAGGCAGAGGCAAATTATGTATTATCCTTATGTGTACGAACGTTTTACTAGCTTTTTTTAATGCTTATTTTAATAATTTAAGTTGTTTTTTTAATTTTGGTATTGCTTTTTTTTGCTGGATCGGCAGTCGGCATAATCTATCAATAAAGACAAAGAGGTGAGTCGAAAAACCTCCCAGAAGAGCATTTTCGTGTAAATAATAGCGTAGAGGAACAAGTTTGCGTAACAAAAATTATTGCGAAGATATACTATAATAATAACCCTAATTGGAGGAAATATGCTATGATGGAATACATCGATTGTGCCATGTTCATGTTCTGTGGAATGCTTATTGAGGCATACACAGGATTCATGTACAAGCTTCTTGTAAAGCTAGGCTTAAAAAAATAATCCTGAAACAGGAAACTTATAAGGAACCCCCTTCCGAGGGGGTTTCTTTTTGTGTACAATAAAAGCATGAAGGATCGGCTTGCAATTTATGGGGTAATACTTGTAGCCTTTTATATAGGAACTTACATATGGAATCAGAAAGAAGGCATAAACCTTTTAAAAGAGCAAATAATTGAATACGACTCAACATTAAAAAAGCAAAGAGAATTAATTAACGCTCAAGAAGAATATATTAAGTTTTTAGAGAGAGGGTCTTCCCCGTTTTATCGAGACCGCATTCCTAAATATAATCAACCTATTTAAAATAAAATGAAAATCAAGAGGAAGATTTTAATTATGGGGTTACCTGGTTCAGGGAAAACCACTCTAGCAGAACTGCTAGTACCTCGCTTGAATGCGGTATGGTTTAATGCCGACATGGTGAGAAATGAGATAAATAAAGACCTTGGCTTTACAAAGGAAGACAGGGAAGAGCAAGCAAGAAGAATGGGGCTTTTATGTGACTGGGTTACTGAAAGCGGTCAATACGCAGTTGCGGACTTTATTTGCCCAACGCCAGATACAAGAAAAATTTTTAATGCAGACATAGTTATATGGGTGGACAGGATAAAGGAGGGCAGGTTCGAGAATACGAATAAAATATTCGAAGCTCCCAAAAACCCTGACATGATCCTCAAAGAGGGGAGTCCCAAAGAGTGGTGCGAAAAAGTTTTAGAATATATCAAGAAATCAGAAGACTGGGACGATCAAGCCCCTACGGCTCTTTTAATAGGTAGATATCAACCTTTTCATGATGGACATAAGGCTCTTGTAGCAGAAGCCATTAAACGCACGGGGCAATGCTGTATAGCGCTTAGAAATGTCGGAGGAAAAGATGATGACAATCCTTATGATTTCAATGAGGTTAAAGCAAACATTAAAGCGGCATGCATAGAATTTGGAAACAAGTTAAATGTCATAGAGATACCAAATATAATGGATGTATTTTATGGTCGAGGAGTAGGCTATAATATAGAAATGATAGAATTGAGCGATGAACTCAAAAGCATTTCTGCAACAAAAATTCGAAAAGGAGAGATCGACGAACACGGAAATAAAGCTTGACATTGAGGCGGAGATATGTTACTATTTACGCATAAATGAAAATAACAAAAGAGCTAAAATATGCCTCATTTGAATGGGACGATGAACTCAAAGAGTTTACGATTGATACCAGAAACCAAATAGGAGGCAATGTTATTACCTTAAATAAGGTCTATTCTTTTGCCTTTATGAGGTTCGTAATAAGAATGGCCCAGCGAAATTGGTATAGAAAAACGAAAGATAATTCTTTAAAGAAGCCCGAAAAGGATCCAGTTGATTTGGCGGATCATCCATGGGAGAATCCAGACCAAATGACGCTAGAGGAGCTTGATGCGTTTGATGCAATTAACCTAGATAAAACTCCATTTTAATATGACAAATCGAGAAATACAAGAAGAAATTCAAGCAAATGTTAAAAATCTATTAAAAGGACCGCCAGAGCTTCTGAGGGCGTTAGCAAAACGCGCGAATGAAGCGGAGCAAAGCGTTGCCTATTTTGCTAAGATTAAAGATAAAAATCGAGTAAGATATGAAATGCACAGTTTCCTTAAATGGCTTAAGAAGACGATGCAAGAACGAGGGCAATATTAAAAATGGATAATTATAATTATGAAATCTTCTTAAGTGACTCCTCGGATGATTATCCAAAATATGGAGACGTAAAGGAAAATAATTCATCAAACAAGCCAGAAGATTTAACCAAAGAATCTTTTAAGGAAGTTATTAGATTAGCTAGGTCTGGAGTTCAATCTTGGTGGACGGAAAAATATAAAAATTCAGCGGAAACGGCAATTTCGAACGTGGAGAGGTATATTGAGAAAAATATCTTCAAAACAAGTTGAAGCTCTAACTGATCTTGCAGAGCAAAAGGAAGTAATTTTTAAATTATTTGAAGATCAAATAAAATGGGATTGCTTTTATGCGCATAAATATGCGTCCCATGCAGAAGCTTCAAAAGAGTATTATGACCACTGTATCGAATTGAAAAAAGCCCTTAACATACTAAAATATATACTAGAGAAGATATGAAAGAAAAAATAAAAGAATTTAGAATAAAAAGATCCGAAGAAGGAGCGGACATTGTTCAGTTCCGATATTTTAACGCATTTACGGCAGAAGAGGCATTGAATTATGAGCTTGCGGTAAGAGCAAAAGAAGGAGATGACAAACCAGTGGCTTTACTGGAAGAATACAATCCTTATTCGGATAAATGGACCAAGATCAACTTAAATGAATGCGGAAGAACATCATGAGGCGATGCAAGAAGGGATCTTCAGGGCCTCTTTAATCAAAAAAGATTTGCAAAAACATCCCACAGAATATTATCCCGAAAAAGTGAGAGCTTTAAATAAAGCTTATATAGAAACTGCGAGAGAAATAATCAGACAAGGGGAGCTTTTTTTAGATAAAACAGAAAATTTTGACCTTGGATTAAAGGTAGTGCAGATTGTGGAAAATTATAGAGCTTTACTCTCAACACTGGGACTCAATGATGACTGAAACAAAATTTATTAAATGCGAGTGTCACGGAGAAGGTATGGGCATAGACTACGATGCGGAAGATGACTATTATTATTTTTCATATTGGAGCTATGGACTGTCAAATAAAAAATTATCATGGAAGGATAGGTTGAGGCATTGCTGGCACGTATTAAGAAAAGGAAAGGCTTTTGAGGATGAGATTATCTTAAATTCAAAAAAAGCAAATGAGCTTTGCAATTGGATTATGGCAACAGAATCAAACAAGCATTTGGGTGAATAAATTATTCAAAAAGCCTCACGCCGAATCAATAGGAAGATATACGGTCAACATAGACAAGGAAGATCTACTGGAAATTTATACAAAAAAATGGGTATTAAAGTGGTGTAAAGAAAACCATCCAGAAAAATTCGAAGAAGGGAAAAAATTTATCGAGGGCCTAATCAACAAAGAAGAAGGTATAATCTTAAATGAGAAGCGATAATCCAAAAATAGGAATAACTTTTTCTACCTTTGACTTGCTTCATGCAGGTCACATTTCTATGTTAAAGGAAGCGAAGTCTGTGTGCGATTATTTAATTTGCGGACTTCATGTTAACCCCCAGATAGAACGGCCCCAAAAAAATAAGCCAATACAGAATCTAATTGAAAGATATATTCAGTTAAGTGCGGTAAAATATGTCGATGAGATTATCCCTTATTGTCTAGAGAGCGAATTAAGAGAAATTCTTTTAGCTTTTCCAATTGATGTCCGAATTATTGGATCGGACTATAAAGATGATGGCTTTACTGGTAAAAACATTTGCAGAACAAAAGGTATAGAAATTTATTATAATAAAAGAGACCATAGCTTCTCAAGTACAGAATTAAGAGAGAGAATTAAGGGGGCATAG